ATGAGCAGGAGCCTCGGGAGCAAGGTCCAGCACAAGCTGGCACACCAAGCCCTCAGTCCCGAAGCCGAGGGCCGGAAGATGTTCGCGGACGGCCTGCCATGCCCGCCCGACTACGGCGACCACGGAAAAGCCCATGCCCGACAGCGGGGGTGGCGCCGCGCCGCAGCCGAGGCCAGGCAGCCGAAGAACCGCAAGCCCGCCCAGCGCCCCACTGGGCACAAGGAGAGCTGACACATGACCAAAACAGCAAAGCGCGTGTCGCGCGAAGAGATCCTCAAGATGCTGAAAATCCATTCCGACGGGGCCATGACTTACCACATCGCCAACTGCGTCGGCTTCCGTGGCAACGCCGCTCCCGTGCGCCGTGAGCTGGCAAAGATGATGCGAGAGGGCGCGGTGGAGCATGCCCCTGACAACATCTATGCCCGCCAGATCAAGTGGCGCCTGAAGCGCGCCCAGGCGCAGCAGAAAGGACCGCAGCAATGAGCAAGACGAAGCGCGGCAGCAAGGGCGCCGGATTCGAATACTGGTCAGCGCGCCCAGGAAACGTGGGCGGCGGGGCCTACAGCCCTCGCGACGGCAACAAGATCAACAAGCGTCGCACGCACAAGGCAGAGCGCCGCCAGGGTGCTGCAGAGGCCGCAGAGAAAGGACCGGCATCGTGAAGACCATCCTCTACGGCCCCGTTACCGAGGCGCACTTGGCCGATGCGTCGCTGTTCTCGGGCATCGACCCGACAGCGTTTGTCATCAACGGGGCGCGGAAACCGCCTGCGACCGCCCTGCCTGTTGAGACCATTCCCGTCTGCCCTTTGGTCGGGGACAACGCGGGAGAGCTGCAGAACCACTGGCGCCTGGTGCTGGCTGCAGACGCCCTGATCCTCATCGGCCAAAACGACCACCTGCTGCACGCGGCCGGTCGCTACTCGCTGCCAATCTATCACTCGGAGACTTGAGCTATGGCCCTAACTTTGCTGGAGCACTCATCCTCCCGGTATGTGGGGCGGACGTTCGCCAACGCCACATCGGCCGACCTGACCCTGGCCTTTGCCTGCGATTTCACAACTGCAGGTGAAAAGCTCACAGCCCGCAGCGCCGCAAGCCGTCTCGTGCGCCTACGGCTCCAGGAGGACGCAGATCCTGCAGAGTCAGCCGCATGCGTACTGCGGGCCAAAGGAGTGCGCCCCCTGCAAAGTGTGAACATCGCCGGCAACGGCCTTTACACCCTTGTCCAGTACGGCTGGACGCAGGCGCGCATCAACCAGTGGGTGTATGACGTGCTGAAGCTCGTACACCACACAGCCGACTTGCGCGCGGTGCGCAGCGGGGGCCAGACCGGCGTCGACCTGGCCGGGCTCGTCGCCGGTTGCGCCCTTGGTCTTCCGACCACCGGTCTGTTTCCACGAGGATTTCGACAGCGCGACGCAGAGGGGACCGACATCAGCCGGCGCGCGGAAGACCTCCGCACCGAAATCACTGGTTGGGTGAACGCCCTTCGTCGATGACAGCGGTGCTGCACGCCTGCCGGTCCAAGGTCACTTGGTCGAGCAGGCGTTGCACGTCGAGGTCTCGCTGCCGGAGAAGTCCTCGACCCTCGACAAGTAGTTCGACACCCTCGCCTGCCAGTCTGCCGAGGGCTTCAAGCCGATCGAACGCACGCTGGCAGGCAACGGCGTCAGTCGGATCTCCCGAGCGACCACGGGCGGTGGCGGCGGCGAGTTGGTCGCGCAGCCGACCAACATTGCGCTGCTCAACAACAAGCTGGCGGCCCAGAGCGTCTTTGTCTTTCGCATAATTCTCTTCCTTCCTTTGTTGATCCGCAGCATGCTGCTGCTCACGTTTCGCCAGTTGGGTCTCGTGGGCGCGTGCGGCCGATTCCCGCGAGGCGGTCAACTCCGCCGCCTGCCGGCCGGCGTCGGCCAGGTCGAGTTGCAAGCCCAGGTTGCGCACGTGCAGTTGCTGGGCGAGCAGCACCAGCAGGCCGATCGCCACCCAGTGCCAGTACCGAGCGAGCGTGGCGATCACGCCAGCGCCTTCTTGGCCGCCGCCCACAGCGCCAGGCGGTCGTCCAAACCGTTCGTTCCGCCGTTGATCTTCTTGGTGATAGCCAAGAAATCCCCGCGGTCAGCAAGAGCGTTCAGGCCCCGGCTGTGCCAGAACCAGGCGGCGGACAGCGCAGCCCAGGCTGGTTGCTCCAGCGCTACGGGGTCTTGCTCGAAGTCCGGCGCCCGGGGCTCGACAGCGCGCAAGGCCCGGGTCGCCGCCTTGTAGTTGTCCCGGCCGGTGACTTGGATGAGCCCTCGGCCCATGTACCGCTTGCCGTCACCGGGTTCGACGTTGCCCAGGTCGCGCCGACCTTCGTACCTCAACTGTGCCGCCGTAGGCCCCCAGATTTCACGCACATAGACCAGACGCCCAGATTCGTGGCCCACCTGGGCGAGGAAGGCTGCGGCGCGCGCCGGCGTGTCGATACCGTAGCGCGCACAGGCTTCAGTGATTGCAGAAGCCCACTGGGTCGCACGCAGCAGCGTGGCGCCAGTGCAGGCCGAGACGATTTCAGGTGTCAGTTTCATTCTTCAACGTCCTCCAGGGGTAGGTTTGGCGCCGGGCCTTCGATCGCCAAGTTGCGGATGTAGACCTGTTGGCCTACCGTGGCTTCGCCCACCACTTGCGTGATGTTTCCGCCTACTTCTTCAACCCGGACGGTCGTGCCGTCGACCGCCAGGACCGTGCCGACCCGCCGCGGTGCGCGCGGCATCAGGCGTTCGAAACGCTTAAACAGGTTCAACGTGCGTCTCCAGAGTCAGGGTTTGATAGATCGTCGGCATGGACACGTCGACAGACACGCCGCGCGACAGGCCTATGTGGGTGTTGCCGCCTTCGACGTACCGCACAAAGTTGCCGGGCTTGATGATTCCGGTCTCGGCGAGCACAGGCAGGCGCAGCGCCACAGTTGCAATGCGGCCCGTGTCAGAAAGAATGGCTCGGCCCCGTTGGCGTACAGCGTCTGCATGCGTGATCAGCGGGTCCACCACCGTCGGCGCAGGTAGGTCTCCCGCAGTGCCCGATCGCGTGTATCGGCCGTGCACTCCGTGCTCCTGGCCGATGACGAATGCGCGGTTGTAGCGAGGCTTCTCCACCCACTCGAAGCTCTCCTGCGATGTCACGGCCGCCGGAAGCTCGAAGTTCGGCGTCACAGAATCCCACTCCCAGGCGGGCGCGGGATATCGCAAGTGCATGAGCAGCGACCTGTCGGTGTTGTGAGGCTGGACGTACGCGCCAGCGGCGCCAACCACGGCGTTGACCGCCGAGATGTAGGAGCCGCTGTGGTTGAACACGCCCGCCGGCACAAGCCAGTCGGTCAGGTTCCATGTGGCGACCGTCCATCCGATGGGCACGCCGTTCAGCGTCAAGATGTCCTCGACGAGCTGTCGTGCGGTACGGGCGAACTCGTTGCCGAACGACATATCAGGGGCATACGGCGTATCCAGCTCAGCGCCCAGGCCTCGGCCCGAGACCCGTAGTTGGGACGACCCGAAAGTGCGGTCTCGCGCGATGCGCTCCAGGGCGAAGTTGAAGGGTGTGCCGTTGATGGTCGCCTGCACGACGACGGGATCGCCATCGCTGTTTGGCTGGACATCCGCCAACGCTTGCCCTGGCACGGCGGCGGAAAACTGCCATGTCCACGAATCCACGTCCAGCGACATGTTCAGGGTGGTTGCGGGGATGATTCGCCCGTTGTCCAGGCGGATGAGCAATGCGCTGTTGATCGTCAAGTAGACCTCCTTTACCGGCACGACGACGGTCGGCTCGGGGTTGACGCCGCCCTTGCAGCAGAAAAAAAACCAGCTCGGTGCTGCTGGTCCAGGCCTGCGAAAACACCAGCTCGACCGCGCCCCCGGGCGGCGGCACATAGCACGGCGGCGGCTTGGGCGGATCGACCGGCCGGCCAGGCGTGATGCCCGGCGGCGGCACCATGGCGTCCTGATACCGCGCGCCACCCATGACAACTGCCACCTGCAAGGCGTCGCTCATGCCGCTGGTGTGCCAGGCGCCCCGCTGCAGGCCGTCACTGAAGGCCTGCACGGTGGCACGGCGCACGCGGATCGCCTCTTGGTACTGCTGCAGCACAGCCCCCTGGGCGGCCAGGGCGTTGTCCATGTCCTGGCGCGTGGCGAGGTGCACCCGCACAGCCTCCTGCCAGGCCTGGGCGGTGATGCCAGCCACGGCCAGGGCGTTGCCCATACCCTGGCGCGTGTCCAGGTGCAGTCGCCGCGAGTCCTGCCAGCGGTGCACGGTGACCGCTCCGGCAGCCAGGGCCTGCCCGCCACCGATGCACGTGGTGCTGCTGGCCACGGCCGACTGCTGGTAGACCGACACGAGGGCGCCGCGCGCAGCTGCGGCCTCTTGGAAGTCCGACAGCGTGCCGCCCACGGCCGGCCGGTCGGTGCGGGTCTGGTAGACCGCGCCGAGCGCGACCCGCGCGCCTGGTAGCCGGATGGCTGTGGCAGCGGTCTTGCGCCGCAGGGCACGGATGCCCACGCGTGCGCCCGGCAAGCGGATGGCCGCCCGCGCGACCGCGTCCTGCCCCGAGCCCGAGTCGTCCTCATTGCCGAACACCAGCTCGTTGGGCGAACCACCGGCCAGCGGGCGACGGAAGATCAGCTCGATGATCGCCATGGGCTACTCGATGAAGCTGGTCGGGGCCAGCGTGAGGTAGCCGCCGGCATAGAGCTGGGTGCTGTCCGGGATCTGGATCTGGCCGTCGCCGCCTTCGATCGACACATCCGCGTCGAGCACCAGCGCGCCGCTGGCCGACACGATGCGGCCCCAGGTCGCAATGCCGGATTCGAGGATCATGGCGCCTGCTGCATCGCGAGCCAGGAGCCGCAGCCGGCCGGCCACGATCTCGCCGCAGGGCTTGGCCAGCGGCAGCTCTACCAGCATGGGCAGGGCCGAGGCCTCTCCGAAGGCAGGCCGCTCGGCATCCGCGAAGAAACGCACGCAGGCCGTGCCCGAGCCCACGTCCAGCAGCAGATCGCGCAGGCCCTGCAGGCGGGACTCGTTCGCGGCCATGGTGATTTCAACGCCGCGCAGTGTCATGGCATGGCCTCCGGTGTGACGCGGTCAGCCGCCACGGGGCGGAAGTCGCCCTCATGGTCGTAGCTGATCACGGTGTATGCGGTGGTGCTGTCGATGCGCAGGAACTCGTAGTCGCCCTGGGCATTGCTCCAGGCCTCACGGATCAGCAGGCCATCGCGGTCGCGGTACAGACGCACGCGGCGCGAGACGGGCACCTTGGGACTGTTCTTGTCTTCCTGCTCGACGGTGCGACCACGCACGCGGCCCAGGCCGTTGCCGCCCAGCACGTAGTCCAGTTGACTCGTTCCGGGCCGCTGGACCACATACGCGCCCTGATAGATCTCTCGCCCGCCCACGCCCACGACTGCCGTGGGCTGGAGCACGCTGGTTGGATAAGACAGCTCAGCCATAGCCTTTAGCGCCAAGGCCCCGTGATGTCGATGAAGCCGTAGCCAGATGGTGATCCAGAAGAATTGGAGTGCGGAAGTGCCAACAAGCGCCGACCGCTGACTGCTTCGATCAGCGTTGAGTCGCGCTCAAAATACTGGGAAACCTGTGACTGCGGCACATAGCGGTAGCCCGGGACAACCGCTCGCGGAGTGTTATTGGTGCCGGGGGCATTGCTCAAGTACAGCTGCGTGAGCTTCAGCTCACCGTCCACATCGCTCGGAAAAACCCCCAGCCCAGAGTCGGCCCCAGAACCTGCGCTCGCGGTTCCCGCATAGCTCCTGAGATCGGGGGCCACGCTGCCGCCCAAACCTGTCACAGCCCTTGGCAAAAAATACCAACCGCCGGAAGCAATATCGAGACTGCCGTTATTGGGCGTGGCTGTCACGTTTACTTGGGAGGTGCCACCACAGAGCAGACAGGCATATGCGTCTCCTGCCCTGCGCAGTGCCAACACATCGCCAAACCCCCTGGTCCCTCCTGCTGTGCTGGCCGCAGTGGACGATGAACCCGGCGCCGAGTTATCGACAAAGAATCGACTGTCCCCTGCAATCAGCCAACGCACGGCGTTGGCATTGGCTGAAGCACTCTTGGCCCACCAGCATCCATCGGTGCGCTGCGCGAGGCTGGGAAAAGGTCCGGTCCCGGTATCGATGGCCGACATGCTTTCGTAGGCGCGCATGGATGCGGCGGTCGTAGTGCGGTCATCGACATAGAGGTACATGCCCAAGCTCTGCGGATCGGTGGAGCGATACACGGCCTGGTTCGTCCCAGAAAACGGTTTGGCCCAGCCCAGCGCCGCGAACTTGAACGTGATGCCTGTGCCGTTGTCCACGCTGTCGGGCGCGGCCGTGCGGAACTTGAACACGCCGCTGGCCGACTCGGTCACGCGCTGCTCACCGTTGAGCAGGGCCTGCGCGGCGCCGGCGATCAGCAGCACGCTATCGGGCGTGGGAGGCTGCGAAGCGCCCACGGAAAACTCCACCGTGGCCACGCCGGCCGCCACCGTGATGCGCGTGGCCGCGCGCAGGCCGAAGCCCGTGACTAGGCAGGCATCGAGCACAGCGATCTTGCTGCCGGCCTGGCCGTTTTGCACGGGCGCGCCGTACATCGTCGAGAGAAAGTGCTTGACGCTGGTATCGACAAGGGATGCCATGGGTGATCTCCAAAGAATCAGGGGCGGTCGACGCTGCCGCGCACCAGGTGCTCGAACTGGTAGTCGTCGGCCACAGCCTCGCTGGGCTGCACGGTGCGGATGAGGGCATGGGGGGGCAATGCCGCCCTCGGTGTTGATGCGCAGCACGTTGCCCGCGCTCCAACCCTGGCCCCAGCCCAGGGCGCGGATCGTGATGTAGGGCACGCCGCTGATGGGATTGATGGGCGCAAAATCCACGTTGGTGGAGCCCGTGCCCAGGTTGCCCACGTGCTCGCCGATGAACTCGAAGGTCGTGGCGCTCAAGAAGCGGCACATCCAGCGCTCGGGCAGCGCGCCGGCATTGGTGACTACCAGGGGTGCGATGGTGTCGTTGTAGCTGGCCAAGGCCTCGGGGCCGTCGACCGTGTCCTGCCACCTGCTCTGCCAAGTGGCCTGGTCAAACATCACGCTGACGCGAGCGCGCAGCGTTCCTACCATCAGCGCGCTGGAGACCACGGTGCCCATAGGGAACTCATGACTCAGCTGCTTGGTGATCGCCAGCATGCCGTTGATCTGCACATCGCTGACGCGCGCCATCTCCTCGATGCGGTGCTGAAAGGTAACCGGCTGGGCCCAGCCTGTGATATCGCTGACCGTGATCTTGCCGGCCTCCAGATCCACGCTCCAGCCCTGCTGGATGCGCTGGCCATCGGCGCCGATGACATAGGCGCGCGAGAGCCGCACGCGGCCACAGTTGATGACCTGGCCATTGGTCACGGTGACGGGGCCGACCGTGCCGGTGTGGCCGATCACGATGTAGCTGCCCACGCGGTAGATGGGCACGCGGCCATCGGGCGGCAGCCGCACGGGGTCCAGGCCGATCACGTCCGCGTCCAGCGGCAGGTAGAAATAACTGACGCTGTTGTAGCGCAGCGTGGTCGGGTCCACGGGCCAGGGGCGCCAGATGCGGTTCGGCTGCACGGCGCCGATATCGTCGGCCGAGTACCACCACTCAGCCTTCTGGGCAGCGGTCAGCGAGGTGTCCAGCACATAGTCACCAAACTGCAGCTCGACCACGCCGCTCTGGTAGTCGATCTTGCCGCGCAGGTGCGTGCCCGAGATCACGCCGTCGATGCCGGCCGAGGCCGTGATCTGCTCGCCCGTGGCATCGGACAGGTTCATGACAAAGCCGCTGGGTTTGATGGGCGCGGCGGCCGTGCGCATAAAGATGCTGGCCGTGGTCCAGTTCTGGCGCACTGTCCACAGGCTTTCGACCACCAGGTCGGTTGCAGGGCCGTCGACCACATAGTCGAAGATCCGCGCCACGCCACTGGAGTAGTCCAGTGCGCCGGCCACGATGCCCAGGGCCGTGGACGTGCGATCGCGCACCAGCACACCGTCGTAGTCCTCGTAGACATGGCCCATCCAGCGGAAGCGCACGCTGCCCGGCACGATATAGTCGGTGGTGTAGGGGCACAGGTCCAGCACCACCGGCTCGGGCGTGAAATTCATCGTGTGGTGCTGGGCGCTGGCGAAGTCCTCGGCATAGGTCACCGTCACCGTGCTGCCGGCCAGCAGCTCCTCGCTGACGGAGGTGTCGCTGCGATCGCCGCCCTTGGAGACCGTCGTCAAGCTCGGGTCGCTACCGCCGCCGCCCATCGTGGTCTCTTCAAAGCTCAGGGCGTTTTCGTAGTCGCTGTTGTAGCCCTCGGTCTTGCTGTCCAACTGGACGAACTTGATGTTGAGGAACTTGCCCGCGTAGTTGATGGTGCCGTCCGGGCCGAACGTGCCCTGGCCGTCATCGGTCAACAGGTGGCGCACCGTGTCCTGGGTCTTGCCGGTCTGGTAGCTGGACCGGCTGTGCGTGGACGACGAGCTGGCTGATGTCTTGGTGGTCTGCAAGACAACGCCTGCGGAAACTCCTGCCATGGTTTTTCTCCCTTGATCTGATCAAGCGCCCCAGCGCCGGTATTCCACGCCACCGATGGACTTGACGCCTGCCGTGTACTCGGCATCCGTCCAGACCACGCCGTCGACATCGGGTGGCACGTAGTGGTTGCCCTCGGGCGAGCTGGTGGCGCCGACCTCGATGTAGACGGACCCGCCGCTGGCGCGCGTACCACCCTGGGCCATGTACTTGCCCGTGGTCGAACCATCGGACAGCGGCACGCGCGAGGTGATGACGGGCGCAGGCGCCGGGGGCACCTGAGGCAGGTAGCTGAACTTGCCGCTGCCGCCGTTCTTGGAGGCCGAGGTGCCGCCGGATGAGGCGCCGGAGCTGGCCGAAAGGTTGCGAACCGTGACCCAGGCCACGGACACGGTGCCGGGCGCAGGAACCGAGTCCAAGGTGATCGCGCCGTAGCCGCCTACGTCCAGCGTGACCGCCACGTTTTTGTTGATGACCACCGCGTAGTCGTACTCGATGGCGAACTGCCCGCCTGCGTCGATCATGAATTGCGGGCGCAGCAGAAGCGCGGCCGAGGCGTAGTTGATCTCGCCCGTGGCCGCACCCTGCAGGTCGCCCTGGCCGTTGTCCGTGGCCGTGCGCAACACGCCGCCCGAGGTCCACTTGATGACCAGCGAGCCGGGCTTGATGCCCTGGTGCGGCAGGCGCATGGCGTGCTCTGGCAGACGCCAGCCCGTGGCGCTGGAGCGGTTCACGAAGGCCGAGGCCTCGCCCCATTGGAAGATGATGGAGCTGCTCACGTCGGGCAGCGCAGGCAGCGTCACGGAAACCGAGCCGTTCGCATAGTTGACCGTGCCCACGGCCGAGCCCGTCAGCTCGCCCAGGCCGTTGTCGGATGCCGTGTACCAGACGCCCATCACCTGGAAGGACACCACCAGCGTGTTTGGCGCCGGGAAAGGCTTGAGGATGGCCACCCAGCTGAAACTGCGGTTTTCCTGGCCAACCTTGATGCGGCGCGTGTGCGGTGCGTTGGGCACACGGATCTCGCGCGGCGAGGTGGCGAGCACCAACTCCCGCACGCCGGCCGGGCGCTGGTCCAGCGCCGCAGTCTCGGTGCGGGAGTTGGGCACCAGCTGGGTGTAGATGCTGGCCACCCGCAGCATGCTCTCCCCCATCTGCACAGCTGCCGTCACGGGCTGGGCGCCGTAGAAGCTGGCCGCGTCTGCCACGGTGGTGTCCCGGATGCGGGTCTTGCTGGGGTCCATCGACCAGGCCCGGTTGGGCGGCGACCCTGGAAAGGCACTGCGCAGCCGGGGCGTGATTTCGCAGGTTGTGACGCTGGCCGTGTAGTCGGTATAGCCGCCGCTGGAGGAATACGAAAACTGCAGTGTCTCGGTCTCGGCGCGCAGTACACGCACGTACTGCAGCACCTGGTTGGCCAAGCCTTCGTTGTAGACCAGGATCAGCGTGCGGCCGATGGTCGGCGCTGGCGTGCCGGGGCGGTGGAAGATCTTGATGGAGCCCTGCCCCTGGACGTGGTTTTCCAGCAGGTAACCGCCCCACTCCGTGCCCGGGATCAGGTAGGCCGCTATGGCCGCAGCGATCTCCGAGCGACGCGCAAACACGCTGCAAGGGGCGATGGTGATGGACACATTGGGGTCGTTCGGCACCGCCGAGACGATGATGTTGGTGTCCATCAGCGGCTCGGTGGTCGGTGTCTGCACGGCCGCGTGCACCTGGCGGATGGATACGTCGCCGCCGGCCCGGTCCACCTCGGTGATGTCCTCGAAGACGCCATTGGTCTTGCCCCAGGGGATGACGTTGCCCGTAGGGCCGCCGCCGCCGTTGGCGTCATCGGTCATCACCTTGGATTCGAGCAGGCGGATGTCACCGTCTTTGATTGGCATCTGCTAAATCTCCATGAGGCGGATCACGCACAGATACCAGTCCGTAGTGACGCGATCCCTGTAATGCACGACAGGTCGTGCCTCCAGGCCGCCGTCCTGATGCCTGAAAATCACTGTCCGCGTTTCGTTTCGCAGTGTAAGAACGAGTTGTTGACCGGGCACTGCGGCCCAATTTCGCAACTGCTCAACGGTTGCCGACTGCATCCAGGCGCTGCTGTCGTCTTCTGGCTCCAGCGTGATAGGCCGCCCTTTGTTCATGGCGGCCACCTGCACGTCCAAGGCCCCGGTGATCGTTCGCTGAACGTTCTGTTGCACCGGGTGCCAGTTGTCTTCATCCGACCACAGCAGATCTGGGTCGAGGGTCAAGGTGGCGGTGCCATCCGACAAAGTGATCACGATGAGGTTCCTCCCGATGCTTCCAATTCACGCAGCACCGCTGCCAAGGTATTCGCGTCAGCGCTCGTTGCGACATCGACTTTTCGTTGCCGCCCATTGATATTTATGACCACAGTTTTTGTTCCGCTGGGCACTGCTTGACCGCCATCGGCATTCGAGCCGGTATTTACTCGATTTCGGGCATTCGACAAAACTCGTTCGTTGATGGCCTCGTTTACCAGCGTGAACCAGTCTTTGCTAGCTCCGAGGCCTTGAGACGTGCTCGACGGTTGTCCGTCGCGAATGAATTGATCAACAAGAGCCAGGGCCTCCGCCTCAGACAACCCCTGCGCCTTGGCCGTGTCAAATACATACCGCTGAGTCGGCGCGGACTGCTGCATACGCTGCCCATTTGCATCCAGCGTGAATCCGTCTTTGTCGATATTCCATTTCTTACGATAGGCCTCTGCTGCTTTTTCGGCTGCCGCAGCCTCCCGTTCAAGAAGCGCAATCTGCTTTTCAGAGTAATCGGAAGACTGCATATAGCGCATATTCAGCTTGTCGATTGCATCAGCATGTGCGTTGGTGGCGGCCGTGGCCTGCCCGCTTGCAAGAGTGGAATTGTTCGTCGCAGTGCCTTTGGTGCGGATGGCAGAGATTTCCTTTTCCAAGGCCCGAATAAGCAGATCAGAACCTTTCGCCTCTGCCTCTTTCGTCTTGGCGTTGATAATCCGCGCCTCGATCTCCAGTTTCTTGGCGTCGGTCAAAAGGCCTCGGTTCTTCAACTCTTCGCGCTCTGCCTCTGCTGCTGCAATAGTTGCCTGAGCCTCCAAACGCTTTGCTTCGGCTGCCAGCCGGGTGATCTCGATTTGAATACGCTTCGCCTCGATCTCGTATTGCGTTGCCAGGGTGAGATCGCCAGTGGCCCGCGCAGTAGCTGCCAATTGCGTATACGCCTGTTGCTGGACGCTCAGACCGGCTTGTTTCAGGCTGATATTTGCTTGTTCGACAGACGACAGCGCCTGCACTTTCGCTGCTGCATCGGCGAGCGCGTCCCGGTAAAGGCCTGTTGCCAAGGCAGCTTGTTGCTGCAACCGCGCATATTCAGATTGCAGTCCGTTTCCCTTTACCAGCTGAATTCCGTAGGCTATTACAGCCTGCTCTGCCAAATTGGCAGCTTTTCGGAATTCTTCGACCTTGGCGCTGTTGTCCTGGAGAGTCTTGACCGCCAAAATCCGGGCTGCCATTTCTTGCTTCAGTGCGGCGACGGTAGCTTGTGCCTGCTCGTTCTCAGCCCGCGCCTGCACCAGCTTCTTGTCGATCGCCTCCAGTTCGGCTTTGCGGCCTTCAAGACCGGAAGCCTCCTGCTGCGCCAGCCCCACAAGAGCCGCGCGCTGCAGTTCCAGCACCTCGGTGACTGCCCGCTGTGCCTCGGCAGCCTTTTGCTGGGCTGCCAGGTTGGCTTCGGTGGCTTTCTGTTGCGCCTGCAAAGACTCCAGGTCCGAACCCCGCAGCTTCGTCATGGTCACCAGGGCGTCCCCCTGGATCTGGGTCGCCTTCGCCATCTTGTCTGCCGCCACCGATTCCTTCTCCAGGAGAGGCAGCCGCTCTGCAGTCAGCGAATTGATGCCCACGATCTTGGCGCCCAGGTCCATGGTCGCGTTGGACAAGAGTTTCGTGACCCCGGCCTGGTACTCGATGCTCTTCGTGACCGTGGCAGTCGCTGTCGTCTGCGTGTCGATGGCCTTCGTGGCTGCCTGCGCCGTCGTAGCCACCTGCTGCTGCGAAACGGACAGCGCTCGCATGCGCGTCGCCGCTTCCCCTGCTGGGTCCAGCATGGCTTCCAGGCGATCCGCCTGTTTCTGCATGCGATCTACCGACACAGCGACCTGCTCGTTGAAGAACTCCAGGGCGCCGGCCGCATCGCCGCGCAGCGCGTGGCTCAGTGCCACCGCGCCCACGCCCGCTAGTCGCATGCCCTCCCACAGGGTCGAGAGCCCCAAGGCGACGCCGCCGATGATGCCGCCGAGCACCTTCAGCGCCGCTGTGAGGATCTGCAGCCAGCCGGCATCGCCCGCGTCCTGGGCCACACCAACGAGAACGTTCTTGAAGTTCTCCCACGTGACATTCAGGCCTGAAACCTCGCCCTGCATGCTCTGCAGGCCCTTGGTAAGCGCCGGGAACAGGTCGCGTGCAGCAAGCTGGCCAGATTCCACCAGCTTGATCAGCGACGCCTCTGTAATGCCCAGACCCTTGGCTACAAGCGAGAAAGCGCCTGGCAGCCGGTCGCCGAGCTGCTGCCGCAACTCTTCCATGCTGACCACGCCCTTGCCTGCCATCTGGGACAGGGCCTCCAGCATGCCGTTCACCTGCTCGCCGCTCAGGCCCAGCGTGCCGGCGGCGCGGGTGGTGGCCGAGAAGAGCGCATTCGTGACCTGCAGGGGGATGTTTGCGGCTTGCGTCGAAGCAGCGAACTTCAGGAACGCGGGGCCGAGGTCGCTCACCGACACGCCCGCGCCAACGGCGGTGCTGCGCAGGAACTCCATCTGCTGGCCCGTCAGTTGCGCGTCTTTGTAGACCGCATTCAGGCCCCGGCGCAGGCGCTCTGCATCCGAGATGGTGGTGACAAACCCGACACCCAGTTCCTTGACCTTGTTGACCAAGTACCCGATGCCGTCGGCAATGACGTTGCCGGCCGTGATCTGACCGATGCTGTTCTTCAGCAGGCCGGCAGCCTTGTCGACCGCTGTCATGGTGCCGGACACTTGGCGCAACTCGCGCTCAAGGCTCTGCACCTTCGTCTCCGCCTGCTGCATAGCGACGGCCAGGGCGCTACCCGTCACCTTGCCCGACGCAGCCAGGGTGGCCATAGCCGCGTTGGCGCTGGCGATCTCGCGCTGGATCTCCTCGATCGGCCGCACGTTGATCTGCTTGAACGCATCGTTCACGCGCTGGGTGTTGGCCGTCAGCGCCTGCTGCTTGCGATCTGCATCGTCGAGGGCCTGCTCCCAGAAGCGCACGTACTCGGCCGCCTGGACCATCTTCTGGGCCTCGGCCGCTTGCTTGGCGAAGGCATTCTGTGCAGACAGCTCACGCAAAGCCGCGACCTGCTCCTGGGTGCGCTTTGTGGACTGCTCCTGTGCCACGCGCATCGAGACAATGGCGTTCGCTTCTCGCTGCCAGGCCTCTTCGTCCGCCGTGGCCCGTGCCTTGGCTGCGGCGTAATCCATGGTGCTCTTCGCTGCCTCGCGCAGAGCTGCAGTTTCCGCCAGGAGCGCAGCTTCGCCTCGCGCATACAGTTCGGCCAGGCCCTTGGCCTCGATAGCAGCCAGGCGGTCCGCCTCGGCCATGTCATCGATCGCAGCTTTGCGATCTTGCGCCGCCTTGGTGGCGCGCGTGAACGTGGACTGCAGGGCCGCTTCGGCACCAGCAAGGTCCGACACGTCCACGCCCAGGGCGTCAGCCGCCGCACCCGCTTCGCGCAGGGCTGCGCTCTGTTTTTCGACAGCTGCAGCAGTTGCTGCCACTTGCCGTTCCGCAGCCTTGTAGGCCCCTTCAGCCTTACGCTGGTCGGCCGCCGCCTGCGTGACCGCCTCGCTGGCGCGCCGGTTTTCATCCCGCAGGGTCACAAGCGCCAGATTGGCTTGGTTTTGGGCAGCGACCAGTGCCTGCAGTCGGCTGCGGTACTCGGCCGTTTGCTTGCCGGCGTTGTCGTATTCAGCCTTCAGCGCACGCAGCGCATTGCCGGCCTCGGTGTATGTCTTCTCCCCTTCGAGCAGACCTTGCCGGGCCGTGTCCTGTGCGGCACGCGCCTGGTCCGTGGCGGCGCGCAAGGCCTCCAGGCGCTGGGCCAGCTCCTGGGCTGTTTGGCCGGCCCCCTCCTGGCGAGCCTGCAGCGTTGCAGTCTGATCGGCCAAAGCCTTCACACCCTGGAGCGCCGCGTTCTGGTCCCCCAAGCGGCTGATCTCGTCCGCCAGCTGCCCGAACTCAGCCGCGCTGGCGTCGCCCGTGTCCGCCAGGCGGCGCAGCTCCTTTTCCAGTTTGGTGATGTTCTCCTGACCAAGAGACTCAATGCTCAGGGTCAGTTTCGCATCGCGGCTGCTTGTGGCCATGTGTCAGATCCTCGGAAAAACAAAACCCGCCAGCGCTCGAAAGCAGTGGCGGGTTGGGCTGCGGGCAGTGGCCCCGCCACGGAGGAAGGTGCTTACTGCACGGGGTCTTGCACTTCGACGATGTACGGTGCGTCCTTGCCCGTAGGTGTCTTGAGGTTGCCGGTCAGCGACACGTTGCCGAAGTCGTCAGCCAGGAAGTCGAATGCGGAATCGGCAGACAGCACTGCTTCCCAGACGTTCACCGTGCACTGGGTGCCGTCGGCCTGGTTGATGCCGTCGAAGACAATGTGTGCACGAACTTCAGTGCGAGTCGAGCCCTTGATCGTGCGACCCTTGGCAGCCGAGTAGGCGCCCGAGACATTGACAGTTGCGGCATCTGCAATGGCGCCGCCAGCCAGCGCCATGATCCAGCCCATGGGGCGGTTCAGCTTGTAGTCGGTGCCTTCGACGTAGGTCGTCGTCCCGCCGGTGTTTTCGACCGAGATCAGGTCGTCGAGATTGCGCTTGCCCAGCGCCACCCACTTGCCGAGCTTCACCGTGACAGGTGCGTCGGTCAGAGTGCCGGCCGCTTCGTTCAGCGCCGCATCCGTGCCCAGGAAGGCCATGGTCAGGATGTCGCCCGTGACTTCCTTCAGCTCCATCGTGAAGGTCGTAGGCTGGGCGATGTTCACCGACTCCAGCACCTGGCCATAGTCGCTGCGACCCTTGCTCGTGGATTGCACCGTATTGACAGCGGGCTGCAACTGGAAGCTATTGGCGTAGATTGGACCCACGAGGCCCTGCGGAACGCCGTCGATCAGACGGTTGATGTAGATGTCGCCGGCGCCCAAGAAACTGCGTGCTGCCATGGTGTTCTCCGAAAGATGTTGCGTGCGGCAACGCGCACGTTCAAAGCGACACCAGTTTCGCTATTTTGCTAAATTCCGGGCTGCGGGCAAATTTCGGAGTTAGGCCTGGGTGAGCTGTTCGACGAACACCACGTCAATGTGCACTACGGCAAAGACAATGGGCACGCCGTCAGCACGAGGGCCGATGTCGCGGCCGCGATACGAGACCGACTTGACCCGGCCGCCAAAGCTGAATTCAGCGCCAGCGCGTTCGGCGCGCGTGGCATCGGGCGTCAGGTCGAACAGCGCTTTCTTGATATCGGCCAGGATCTCGTGGGCGCGGTCGTTCGGGTGGTCTGGATCGCACTCGGCATAGCCGCCGAGCACGTAGGACTGCGTGACCTGCTGGCTGCCGGCCCCTTGTGCACCGCCCGGCTTGTCCTCGCCTTCGATCAGGACCGCGCACGGCACCTGCTGGTCGTCGATCTTGCGACGGCCTCGGAACACCTGCAGTCCAATGTCGGTTTCGTAGCCGTTGGCCTTGGTGATGGAGGCCAAGCGCATCGTCAGGTACGCTGCAACGTCGCGGGCACGGGTGAAGGGTGTCATCCCAGAATCCTTTCGACCTGCTCGTCGACGCGGCGCAGGAATGTGTCTTGGAGGTCGTCCGCCACCTCGTCGCTGATGCGGGGTGCTTGGTACGCAAAGAGCTGGTACACGGATGGACCATAGAGATGCTTGAGCTTTCCGCCCTCTCGCCGGAAGACGCCGACCTTCTCGCCCGCGGCTGCGCCAGCGCGCAGGTTGAGCAGAAAACCGCTCTGCAGTGTCTTGGCCGCGCCTTTGACCACTGTGACGTTCACGCCTCCCTGCTTACCTCCTGCGGGGATTTTCAGCAGGCCCTTGGAACGGGAGGCACGATTCGTCTTGCGAGGGACGATCACCATCTGGGCGTCGTATGTCGCAAGGCGGGTCATGAGGGCGCGCGAGCCGCTGGCCGTAATCGCAGCCTCGGGCTTGCCGGCAGTGGCGTGATCCACGGTCATGCGCCGACGCAAGTAATCGTCCGTCAGGTTGATGCCGACCGTGATGCGCTCTCGGGCCATCTCGTAGGCCCGGTCAATGGTCTCATTGAGCACCGTGACCGCGACATCCGTGAACCCTTCGGCATTCAGCCGGCCTAGGTTGTCCGCCATCTGGCGGATCTGGTCGACGCCGATCTTGATGGCCGTCAGGCGAGTAGCCATCACCGCACTTCCATCACGACAAAGCGGCGCGACACGCCGTTGTCTTCGACCGGCACCTCCAGGCGGTAGGTCTTGCCGTTCTGCACGAAGGTCTTGTGTTGGCGGGGGTTGTGGCGTGCATGGATGGTGGCCACGTCGCGATTCGCAACCAGGTCGCCCCGGTACTGCGCCTCTTCGCCACCGATGCCGGCCAGTTGCACGCCGTGCTCAATGTTGATCTTGATCGGCGTCGTGGCCCCATCGTAAAAGGCATCCTCGCCTATTTCGTCGAGGATGCCTTCGGCCATTTCTTGGAACAAGTCCAACATGGCGCCCGCCTTTACGCGGCGGCCGTGGTCAGCTCGATGACCGCTTCAGGCAGCGTGTTGAGCACGATGGGGTTGGACTGGGATTCCAGGTCAACACCCTTGTCGTGCGGCAGACGCTCTTGCGAAGCGTAGTACGGCACGCCCATGGTGTTGACCGTGCTCATGTAGTCGCCAGGGGCGTAGGCGATTTGGAACATGCCCTGCACGCCTTCGGGGTACGCATAAGCCTTGCCGGCAGGAATGAAGTCGTGCTGCTCGCCGCTGCCATCGACCACGCCGCCCGAATACACCTGGAACAGCACGCCGTTATAGACGAACGACTGGCCCGGAAACTCGCGGTTGAACGACCCTTGCTGGAACAGCTCCCATGCCTTGTACATCTTGTTGTGACCGACGAACTTGTCGAACCACAACTCGCTGCACTTCACGCGGACACGGGTGAAGGACTTGCCGCCCAGCTTGCGCTGAATCGCGCGCTTCAGGTCTTCGGTCTTCTGGCGCAAGTCGGTGGTCGAGCTGGCCGAGCCGATGTCGAAGCCGATGGTCTGGCGCGTCATGCCGAAGATTTCGTACAGGTCCCAGATCACGCTCACACCGTCTGCGTCCAGTACCTGGCCGCGCAGCGCGCCGACGCGCATGTGTTCCAGCGTCAGGTCGATGTTGCCCTTCAGCACCGTCAGCTGGCGCGTAACGATGCGCGAGACCTGCTCCACCTCGGTCTCAGAACCGACCGCGCGCACGTTCTGCACTTCGTCGGCCATGATGGTGTCGCCTTGGGGCAGATGTACCGCAGCGATGGGGATCAGCTTGCGACGCTCGCGGCCGGCCGTGGCGCGCACCCCGCCGCGAGGCGCTGTGGGCACCAGCTTCAGGCCGGAGCCTGTGCGCTCGATCATCATCGAGGTCGTGGTGATGCCATATTCGTTGAACAGCCCTTCGTCGCCCAGTTGGGTCGGGACACGGGGGATGTCGACGATGGTCTGCGTGAGCTGGCTCACGCTGAAGGCGTCGTCATTGAAAATGTCGAGGGTTGCCATTTCTTGTAGCTCCTGAGTCGATCAAAAATGGCTCAGAGAGCCGGGGTGTGGATGCTCAGGCCGCCGACCGCGCCGCGCACCTTGATGCCTACCTTGCGCAGGTCATCTTCGGCCGCAGCCGTCAGGCCGGTCAGGGCCGAGCGCTTGACTTCGCAGTCACTCGTGAAAGCGACAGCCGCCTTCAGGCCTGTAGCGGCGGGCAGATGGCTGTACAGGATGGCGACCGCGGTGCCCGTGCCGGTGTACGGCAGGTAGTTGTCGTCTGCCGGGATCACGTCGAGGGTGGCGCTATCGCCGGCGACAGCTGCTGTGGTGCCGGCCGTCAGCGTGAAGCCGATGCCGCCTGCCGAGAAGGCCGTGCCCAGGGCGCCGGCAGAACCGACTTGGGTGCCGTTCGGATCTTTGACCACGAAGGCGGTCGCCGACGTGAAGTCGATCGTGTAGACGCCTTCGATCGCGAGAGCGCCGGCCGAAGCAGCCGAGATCGTCGGGTTGCCCGTGGCGCCTTCGTCCATCTCGAAAGCGACACCGCCGACAGTGTCCTGGACCAGCAGCGCGCCCGACTTGACCTCGGCGCCGCTCTGGCGCACGTGCACGTTGTCGCGACTGCGCTGCCCGCTGGCCTCATGCAGGATGAAGTCGGCCAGGGGTGGGTTGTTGTAGAGAGCGGTTGCCATGATCAGCGTCCCTTCTTCGATTGAGCGTTGTGCGAAGCCCAAAGCGTGTTCGTGTTGACGACGGCGGGCTTCGCAGGGCCTCCGTTCGTCGTGCCGGTTTTCGGGGTGGCGGGCGCGTTGTCCACCTGGGTGTCGGTGTCGGCCAGGTCCTCGATCAGCGCCGCGCGCACATCGGCGACGCTCTTGTTGTCCCGGATGAATCGGGCGGCCTTGGCCTCCAGATTGCCGACCTTGCACAGCGCGGTGATCTCGCGCGCCGTGGCGATACGGATCTTGGCTTCGTCGACCGAAGTGCAGGACAAGGCGAGGAATGGTGCGTGGGCTTCGAGGCCCCCGGCCGTGGCCAGGGCGACAATCGCTTCGGCGACCGGCGACAGTTCGGGTTCCGGTTCAGGTTCGTTGGTCTTGGCCGCGAAGAGCTTGGCGACGTTCTCGGGCATCGACGCACGCTCCACATCGAACTTGGCTTGCATCCGCACCTCCGCCAGGAGGTCCGTAGCAAAGCCGGCGGCCAGAGCTTCGTCGGCCGTCATCCAGTTGTCTTTGCCCAACATTGCGTCGGCAGTTGCCTCGTCGACGCCGAGGCGGTCCACGTAGATGCCACGCAACTGGCCCTTGACCTTGTCCATCGTGTCTGCGTGGTCGCGCAACTCGTCGGCTGTGCCCCAAATGCCGCTGGCGACGTTGTGGGTCATCGCCATCGTGTTCTTCGGCATCTCGCGCTTGTCGCCAGCCAGCAGCAGGACGCTGCCGATGCTTGCGGCCACGCCCATTACACGGGTGGTGACTTGAAAGCCCTTGGCTGCGTGCGCGCGCAGCATGTTGAAGATGCCTAGGCCGGCAAACACGTCGCCACCAGGGGTGTTGAGTTCAACGTCGATATCGCCTGCGACGTTGGCGAGCTGGTCGCGGAAGTCCTTGGCCTGGGTGCCCCAGAAGCCGATCTCGTCGTCGATCGCCAGAACTGTAGGCTTGCTCGCAGTCTTGGCGCTAAATGCAAAGCAAGGTCGCATGTCGCAGTCCTTTCAGGAATGGCCGCATTTTGGGCGGCGTCCTGCTAAACAGGGCTGCGGTTAAATTTCGGGGTTGTCAAGAGGCGCCGCATCCCGGCGGCTGCGTGCTCCAGACATAGACGAAGACGACGATGGAGATGAAGACTTGGCTCGGAGATGGCCAATGGCCCATCCATGGTTGGCACGCGGAGACCAATCCTGCACAGAGCACCAGGGCCAGTGGTGCAATTTTGCGCAACGGCGCGCCAGGGGAGAGAGTGTCCAAGCGGCAAAACGCCAGTGCGGCGATGCTGAATCCGAGCAGCGCATTGACAGTCGCCAACAGCAGTTTGCTCTCAACCATGACCACCTCCATCGCCTCGCATCTTGATCAGGATATCAACCAGGCGCGACACCTTGCGTGCCGCCCAGGCCATCACAGCAGGCCAGCGGTCCCCAATAAATCCGATCACGAATGCCACGGGCGAGAACCATGCGCGCTGATCTTCGATTGGATATCCTGCATTCACCACTGCCGAAACGGAGTAGGTCAACAACACCGAAAGGCCGTTGACTCGGACGAAGAACAGCACCGAGTTGAAACCTGTAGTGCGCTCACGGGCCACAAGGGCGAACGAGGCGCCGATCGTAGACGCAAAGAGGATGACGAGATATGGGCCCACCACGTGTGCGACGGCCGGAGCAAAAACGACGGACGCAACGGCGACAGCCGCACTGATCGGATCGATCTGCGGCTGGTTCATTTCGGGCCTCCCGGCAATTTGGAACAGTGCATGGATGCCTCTTGTGTCAAGTTGTCACACTCTCGGCATTCTGCGCACTGCAGCTAAATTTCGGCTGCGGGCTGTTTTCGCCGTATTCACGTCAAGGACGGCCAGCCGGCCGCGACATCGATCTGCGACAGCGCCAGGGCGTCGTCGGCCGCCGCATCGATCTGGTCCTCGATGCGCTGGCGCGTGCCCGTCAGCAGGCCGTGCACCTGCCGGTACTTGTCGTCCTTCTCGCGGATGCGCTCGGCCAGCACCAGGCGATCCAGACCGCGCGCGGCTGCCGCTGCGTCGATCCAGGGCGTTGCGGCTGCGGGGTCAGCCTCCAACTCCCTCGCCTCCTCCGTCTGCACCGGCCACGATTCCCGCTCGCTCAGAGGGTATCCGGCTGCGATGACTTGCATGCGGCGTCGGTACTCGGCAGCCAGGGCCAGACGCAGGCCAGCCGCGATCTCAGCTGCCGGCCGCAGATCTGCGGGCAGCGGCACGCCGCCGGCTGCCAGCCAAGTGCGATATTCGTTTGCGTGAGTACTGCTCTCCGTCAGCGGTATGGTCATGCGCACATCGCCATCCCACCGATAAACGAAGTTTTCGCCAGTCAGTTGATATCTCATGAATACCATCCAGGGGCAGTTGCTGTGCCTGCAGCATTGCCAGGCAGAAACGACACGCCGGCACCTAAAACAAATACCCCGCCTCCATTATTCGCCAAATAGCGCGGCCCTGTGCCGGCCCCAACAAAAGTTGTGGTGTTGAAGGATGCAAAGCCGATGCGGACTGCGGCTGCGAATGCAGTACTGAATGCTGGCGTACCAGTCAGTGTTACCGTGACAGCGTCAGCGGTAAATGCCCCGTACTCTGAAGCGATCACATGGGCAAGCGAACTTCCAGAAATCTGATACGCCCCGACGGCAGTGATATTGCTATTTCTGGAGACAAAGACCTGAGCGCCCGGGGTTGGACCAAAATCGATGCCTTGAAACTCAATATTCGAAGGCCCCCCGAAGGCAGCGATGGCATAGCCCGACGTGGCTGTTTGCAGCCGCATATTCTGGACGCGGTACTTGCTATTGCGCGTTGATCGAGGCGCGAAGAAGCAACTGGCGCCATTTGTCGAAACGGTGCAAGCTGCGGCCGAGCCTCCGTCAATGACGATATAGCCGCCGCCAACGGTCTCCTTCAACTCCGCTCCGGCGGTCCATGCGCCCGCCTGCACATTGATCGTGATGTCGAAATTACCGTTGTCGATCGCTGCGGAAACATCAACCGCCTTCTGTATTGTTCGGAATGCCCCGCCCGCCGTATTGCTCAGCCCGGTGTTGCTGTCGCTGCCATCGGTGCGGACGTAGTAGGTGCGCGCAGCGGTGAGCAGCTCGCGCACGCCGGGCAGCGTGTCGCCCGCGGGCAGCTGGCGAATGCGCCCGCCGACCCTGACAAGTGGCCGCCGTAAACTCATTTCAGAGGATCACGAAACCGAGATCATCGGTGACCAGCTCGGTCGGGCTCTTGGCCGTGCCCAGTTCTTGGCAGATTTTGTTCGCGTTGGCCATGTCAGTGGGGTCGAGCGCCGCCGTGATGACGCCGCCCGCCGTGCCCAGCCAATACCGGCTGCCAGGTGTCAGACCGGTGAGCGCGGGATTCGTGGTGTCCAGGGGGTAGACGGTAGCACTGCCGGCAGAGGCCACGGCGTCTTTCACATAACCGTCAGCTTGGCGGCCGTTGCTGTTGTCGGCCAGGCGGACATTCAGCGCACCTGCGTTGGTGTGGAAATTCACGAACTTGCCCGCGCCGATGGCCTCGCTTGCTGGAGCAATGGTCGTGTTGGCGCCGATGCCAGCGGGCAACAGTGAGGTGTCCAGCCGACCGTCCGATCCAGTGGCCACGAGCTTGCCAGCGTCCGCAGCGCCAGCAGAAACGGTCAGGCCAAACAGTTGGCGGGTCTTGCCCGAGACGCGGGCCAAGAAGCCCTGGGTGGGTTGAGTTGCCATGGTGCTTACTCCAGTGAAATTGGGTCTTGCAGGTTCAGGGTGATGCGCGTGGCGGATGTGGCTGCGCCGATGAGCAGATCAAAGCCGCTGGTGGGCGGTGTCTGGGTGAGTGCCCCTTCGGCACCGAGGTACACACGACCGGGCACCCAATTCCAGCTGTCGTCCTCGATGGCGCCCAGTCGCTGGACGTTGACGGGATCACCGGCCTGGGCCGCAGTCAGCGTGATGCCCAGCAGCAGGTCGATGTGCAGCGCGTCGTCAGCGCTCAGCGCGTGCACTGCTCCGTCCAGCTCATACACAGCCCGCAGGGCCGACAGGCTGGAGCCAGCAGTACGCTGGACCCAAGTGGCGGCGGGCGGGGTTGGATCTGCGGCGTGTACGACTGCTACGGCGCCGGAGCCCGACGGCCCACGCAAATCGACCCACCTGCCCCAGGTGTCTGGGTCTTTTTGAAAGCGCAGCTCCGTTCCGCGCCATTCATGCTTCGGCATCGGCCCCATGGGGCCCGGCGCCCCGTCTTTTCCGGCAGGGCCCGTCGGACCTGTGGCGCCCGGCCGTCCGTCCTTGCCATCGCGGCCTGGGCGTCCATCAGCCCCAGCAACACCAGCGCGCCCTTCAGGACCTGAAGGTCCGGACTCGCCGTCTTTGCCGGCTGGGCCAGTGGCGCCTGGCGCGCCGTCTTTGCCGGCAGGTCCCGGCTCACGCGCCAGCGCAGTCACGCGGTCCCGAAGGTCTGCGAACGACTTGGCAAGGGCGGTCAGGATGTGATCAGACACTTTCAGGGTCCCGCAACAGCGCCAGCACGCTCTGGTGCAGTTCATCCTGTCGAGCCTGCGCACGATCCCGCGCTGCGGTCGCACGAGCAGCTTCCCGAAGCGCGTCCGTCTGGGCTTCAACCCGCTTGATGCGCTCCAGTTCTGCTTGTGCCACCTCGTCGCGGTTGGTGTTTGCCGCTGGGTCTGGTGCTGCGGTGCTGGACGTAGCATCCGCGACGCCTGACACCGGCAGGCCCAGCGCCCGCTCCCGTTCGGCGTCGTCGGCGCGCTCCTGATCCACCACGTCCGGGTCGTCGCCCTGCTCCCCGATCACGCTGGAGCGGCTGCGGAAACCGTTCTTGACCTCCAGGGCTTTGCCTTCCACGTCCTGCACGGGGTGGATGTATTCCCAACCGTGGGGCGCATGCTCGGCACGCACGATGGCCTCGCGCTCTTCCAGCGATACTTTCCCCGCCAAGAGGGCCGCGTCGGCGAACCACTCGACCGCGCGCTGGCACATCTGTGGGATGACGATCTGCCATTGGCGCTGCGACGCAAAGCGCCGGTATTCGTTGATGACAACACGCAGGGTGCGGTCGCTGACGTTGGCGATGTCGCCCACGGCCAGCTCGTAGGGCACGCCGGTGCCGGCCGTGGTGCCCAGGTGGCTGGTGCGCATGTAGTCGCTGTACGAGGTGCCCGCATCTGGCGGCTTGGCGAACTCTACCGTCTGTCCGTCTTCCAATTCCTGCATCAGCCCGGGCTTCATCGGCAGGAGCGGCGCCGCTTCTCCGTCAATCTCCGACTCCAGGCCCGTCAAGGCCTGGTGGTTCGGGTCGGTGGGGTCAAGCGAGGGCAATGACCGGCTGATGAATGCCACGAAGAGATTGGCAATCTTTTGCCGCTCCAGGGTGGCGTCCTCGTAGTCCAGGATGTTGCGCTGTTTGGCCAGGATGGGCGCCAACGTCGGGACGCCGCGGCGTGCCCCGATGCGCTTCGGCTCGAACATGTGGAACATGTCCTCTGCAGGAACGCGCACCAGCGCTGTAGCGTCGGGCGTACCGCCAGCGCCAGACCAGACGCCGTCACCTGGGTGCGTTTTGTAGACCCAGTAGGCGATCTTCTTGCCCCGGTTGTCGAACTCGATGCCCGATCGGATCTTGTTGTTGACGGGCAGGCCGGTGTAGGTGTCCGCGTCGAAGTTCGGCACCATGTCGGCTTCCAGCAGCTGCACCTGCATGGGTACGGCGAGACCGTCCGAGGCCTTCCGGTAGCGACGGCGGCCGAACATCTCGCCCCGCTCGATCCAACTGCGCACCGCCAGGGTCTGCATGCCATAGGCATCAAGCACCCCGTCAGCGTCTGCTTGGCGAACGAAATCCGTCCAGAGGTCGTTTATCTCCTGCCTGCGCTCCTTGGACTTGATCCGGTGAAAGCGCGGGGTGATGGCGATGCCGACCAGGGTCGTCGTCCATTTCTGGATGATCGACTCGCTCGACCAGTCGTTGCGCGCGGAGTCGCTTGAGCGATCGCGCAAAACCTGCAACGCAGCGTTGATGGACTGATTCGGACCAGTGGACGGCGCATTCCACGAGGCCATGCGCCGTCCGCGGCCGGCGCCGTCGTAGCGATTCATGAACTGCCGGAAGGCACGACCAATTGCCGCGTCTTCGGCGGCCACTGGCGATGCCGCCTGCGCTGTTTGCGGGTTTTTTGGCGGCCGGCCGATGCGCTTGCCGTTTGCGGTGAATCGCGGCGCCATCAGAAATCCCGACCGCCGTACACGGCATAGTTCTGACGCGACACCTTCTGGCTCGAAGCCGCGCGCTCGGCTGCAGCGAGCTGGGCCTGCATGTCGTTGCGCGCCTTCATCAGGGATTCTGTCGTGTTGTAGATGATGGTCTGGCCACCGAGCGTGACCGAGCGCGCGCCGCGCGCAATGGCCTTGTTCAAGGCATTGACGTAGCCCCGCAGGGTCGCGGCATCTTCGGTGGTGGTGCTCATGGTCCGGCAGTTTGCCAAACACCTGCGAAACGCTGCTGCGGTTAAGTTTCGGACTTTTGCGAAAATGCCGGAAATAAAAAGAAAACCCCGCCGTAGCGGGGTGAAGGCCGTGGTGGTAGCCAAGGAGACATCTGTCGGTGTGCGCAACGCCACCAATCGAGAACTTTCGTGACCCCCGTTTTGCGACCTCGCTCGTGCAGGTGGTCAACCCGCCTTTGCCTGGTCGTAGGCTCGTTCCTCTCTATCGAGGTGACTCCCGGCGAAAGCACTCGATTGGTGGTCCTCGTCTTTCCGAGGTGTCAAGGCGCCGTATCAGTCCTGGGCAAACCTGAAGACCTTCTGGCCCGCTCTCCCCGGGCTTGCCGAGTTGCGGTACTGTGCTGCAATCTGGTTGAAATCATATCGCATTTGCGAAATTAAAACAATATCCGACAAGATCAAAGGGCCGCTACCGATGACCGCCGCGCGCGGCGCTTGGCCGGCGGTCTCGCCGGCAAAGGCACTGCGCTGGGTTGTGAGACGATCTCGTTGGCTTGGACCTCACGGCGATCCTGCCGCGTGATAGCCATGGCGTTTTTCTCAAACGGCGCCAGCCACGCGGGCACGCGCGCCCAATCCTCGACCTTGAACACGCCCAGGCGGTGCAACAGCGCCCGCTGCATGCGGCAGTGGTCGAAAGTCTCGTTGCGCGCACGCAGCTTACGCCAGGTGCCATCCTTGCCGCGCACTTCCGCTTCCAGTTCGTCAAAAAATGCTGCAGAAACCCAGCCGTCGGGGTTGGTGTCTGGGTGGCGGGGGGCCGGGAAGTGGATGTAGCCGGGCCCGGGCGTCTGGCGGCGCAGGCCGGCATCCACCTGGTCGGAGAGCTTGTTCGGGTTGCACAGCAGCAGCGGCACATCATCTCGGCCCTTCTTGCCGTTCTTGCCGACCATGTTCTCGCGCATGTCAGGTGCGTCTTTGGTGGAGCCGCCCTTGTACAGGAACGCCCGCTTGGCGAGGCCCAGTTGCCGCACGCGCCGATACCACTCGTAGGCGTTGTGGGTGACCCCCCGTCTTGCCTTCCTCGTACACCCGCGCTTTCTTCTGCTTCCCGCTACCACCCTGCTCCTGCACCATCACGCGGCCGGCCTCGCCGCCGGTGTCGACGATCACGCCGATGGGGTGCATCTCAAGGCCCCTTGTCGTCGTGCGCCAGGTGCCCAACAGTACTTTTTCCGTCAACAGATCCCAGTCTTCCGGGTACGAGGCCGGGTCGAGCGGGGCGAACTCGTTCGGCCCGATGCCCGGGCGCTTCGACTCCGTGATCTTGAAACGATCGATGACCCACTGCTCGCCGCCAGGCCCGACAGCATGCACCTGCACATCAAATCGCGCGTTTTGGCCGCCCTGCACGTCCACCGAGGCCGTGATGCAGCGCGCCGCCGGCGGAGCAATGAACCGCTCCAGGTCGACTTCTGCTCTGTCTCGCGGCGTCGTGCCGCTGCCTCGGGCCTCCACGAGCCGACGCTCGATGTACGGCATGCCCTGGTCGGTGTTGGTGGTCTGTTTCAGCTTTTGCTCGCTGCCCGTCAGCGCGTAATCCTGCAATCCGTACAGGTACTGCGCAACGATCGATTCCCAGGACTGGTATGCCGCAGCTACGCCCCCCAACCAATAGCCCCTGATCGTTGACGTGCGCGGGCTGCCGACAAAATGCCCTTCGTCCGAAAGGCTGCAGCCATCGGGAACCCATATGCCGGCCTTGTTGAGTGCGCCCTTCATCTGGTGCCCAGGCTCGCTGCCGCAGTACGGGCACACCACCTGCCCGTAGTGTTTCGCCATCGTCGGGATATCCATCGTGCGGATCTCTTCGAGCAGCTGCTTGATGGTCGGCAAGCGTTTGAACAACGAAAGGCCGGGGGCTGCTTCAAACCAAGCGCGGCAATCCAGGCAGCGCCAGTAGAACCGTCGGCGATCGGAGCGGTTGTAGAGCGACAGAATCCCGCCAGTGGGAGGCGCCTCGTGCGGCGTTGCCGGTTGCCAAGACGGATCTTCCAGGGGGTAGCCCGGGCTGGACTCCACGAGCGTCATGCCGCGAGAGAGAAACGTTGTGGTGCGCTTCTTGGCCAAATCGAACAGCGGGCCCTCTCCGTCCACGTTCTCCGCATTTTCGATCCGGTCGATATCGGTAATCGCCACATACCGATATGTCGAGCCCGAGACGTTGTCGACCGTCGGCCAGGCGATGCGCACCCACATCCCATGCCGAAACATCGTGTCGAAGGTATTGCTGTCCACCGCCCTGTCGGATTTCATCGCCCGGACTTTGGGTGAATATCGGAAAGCTCGGTCCACTTCGGTTTTGGAGAACTCCCGCGCTTTGGTTTTGGTCATCTGCAAAAACAGCATATCCCCCGGGTCGTTCACAACCGCGTGCGACATCCAGCCCAGCAGGAGCGACGCGGTCTTGCCTGTTCGAGCCGGCCCTACGAACACCACAGCTTCGTGCCTGCGACTGGCCAGGGTGTCGGCTGGCTCCACCATGTACGGTGTCTCATCCGGAGACCAGGGGGTGCTCGGTGCGCCAGTCTGTTGGATCACGAGTGTGTCCGCAATGCCCTCGCTGACGCGCATGCGATTTGGCGGCCTCAACGCCTCGAAACCGCTGCACGCATCCGACAGCGCCAGGGCGTAGTGGTCGCTCACGGCTTTGCCTCCGTGAACAGCGCCAGCTCGTCGGCGATGTGGTTCAAGGATTCATCAATCGCCGCCTCGATATCCTGCAGCACCTCGGGCGGCAGCCCGAATTTGCGCTCTAAAGTGTCGGGCAGCGACCGAAGCCCCTGCGACAAGGAGGCGACCAGCGTGGCCGTGGCCTCGCGGTAGGCCGCACGCGGCAGGTACTCGCCGGTCTTGACCTTGAGCTGCAGTTCGTTGAGACCCGCCAGTGCGGCTTCCTTGCGGGCTTTTGCCAGCAGGTGGCGCGTGTTGAGGCTCAGCTGACCGTCCGAAGATTCGAGGTCCTCGTCGCCTACCTCTTCCCCCGCCTCGATGCGGCGGGCCATCTCGGCGGCCTTTTTCGGGGAGTATCCGGGCGTCCGGCCGCCGCGCGGCATGTACGGCCCACGCCGAAAGCCCGGGGGCAACTCCGTCACTCCATCTGCGCCAAGGTCGAAATCTGCATGCATTTCGCAGATTGTCCATGTTTCGCGTTTGCGACACAACCCCTGACGCCATCCGCTTTCCAGGGGGTGCAGCGCCGCGAGGCTCAGCTGCCTACCCCTTCACAAACTGCTTAAATTTTAGGCAGGGTGGCATGTGTGGCGTTTGAAGGGCCTTTTTAAATTGGTCATACCCCGCGCAGACGAGATCAATTCTAAAACCCATTTAAACGCCACCTGCGCCACCCTTTTTAGGTTTTTTGCTTAAAAAACAAGCAATCTGCGTTGATTTTTAGCTTTTGCGAAGTAACACAAGCCGACTTTAAAATTTTCGGACCAAGTTTTACCCGGGCTCAATGAGACCCGCGGCGCTTAAATTTATCGTCAGGGTCCCTCGCGCCCAGCAGCCTCGCAGAACACGGCTTAAAAGCGGGTGGCATGTGTGGCATTAGCTAGTTGATCCTGACGAGCACAGCCCCTCGGCTCTGATGGCCTCTGATTAAACGCCACACATGCCACCCACAAACGGGCCACCGCCTGACCAAGCGCAGCCACTCACCCAACCGCGCAGCGAGCACAACGCCGACAGCACCCTTCCAGCCACCCGTGCATGCCCTGCCACTTCCGCAGGGCCTTATTGGAAATGGTCCACCTGATACAGTGCGGGCATGAGACGTACTGTTCTGCTACTCGCCGTCGCTGCAGCAGCCTCTGGTGCCTGGGGCCAGACGGTGTACCGATGCGGCAACACCTACAGCCAAGAGCCGTGCACACCGGGCGCCAAGCCCGTGGACGCGCCAGGCTTGCGACCTGAGAGCCCCAGGGCACCAGTAACGGCCGACCGTATACAGACCAACATGGAGCTGTGCCGTGGGGCCCTGCGGTCGTCGCTGAAAGACCCAGCGTCTGCCCAGATCGAGGACGAACGGCGGCTGCCCTCATTGATGCAGGGCATGAACTTCAGCACTGGAGAGAAGTTCCAGGCGATCACCTACACCATGCGGATCAATGCCCGCAATGGGTATGGCGGCTACACCGGCTTCAAGACGGCGGTGTGCTACTTCGATCCCACAGAGCAGACGATCAAGGGATACAAGGTCTTCGACTGACCGGGTAGCAGGTCCGCAAACCAGAGGCCCGCCGCGTGCGGGCTTTTTCGTTACCAGTGGCGGGTCGGCCACAACGCCCCTGTGATAGAGATTTTCAAAAACGGTAGTGATCGCTAACGCTGTATATTTATACAGTGAACTGCGAAATTACATTCCTCCGCCGCAACGGGGTGCGCCTGCACCCCCGTGACTGGCCCGCGCCCGTGGCAGGCGATCTGCGCATGGAGTATGCGGACGGCCGCAAGAACAACATGCGCCGCACGCTGCGCGAGTTCCATCTGTACGAGCGCTGGATATCGCTGGAGCATTCGCGCCACCGGCTGGCGGATCCCATCCCCGTGGACATTCTTGGCGATGCAATGCTGTGGCGCGGCTACACCACGGCCATGACGCCGGAGGGCCTGGCCGAGTTCGAGCAGCTGTGGCTGATCCGCCCCAGGCCCACCCTGGACGACACGCCGCTGCCGGCATTCGATTGGGCGGCGCATGTGGAGCATCTGCCGCAAGCCATCGCGCCCACGCCCGAGCGGTCGGAAACAGTGGCAGAGCAGTGGCACAGGGAGAACGTCCGTGTACGCAGATGATGACTCGCTGAATGTGCTGCACCCCACCCTGGTGCGCCCGCCGCTCTGGGCCAGGATGTGGGCTGAAAAAGTGCTGCCCCTGCGCCCCGAGGACTACCGCGTGGTGCACATCGGGCCGCACTGGACGCGTGTTTTTGCGCCTGACGGTGAAGTGGTCTACGACACCGTAGGCCCGGCCGAGGTGATTCGCTCAAATGCCCCGTTCTGAAAAGACAAAGCCCGCTCCAAGCGGGCTTTTTTACGACCACCCCTGGTGCTGACCCTGGGCCCAGACGGGCGGGAGGGTGGCCTGCTCAAGGCTATCAAACTCACCGGAACCCGCATGGGAGCTAGGTTTTGCGCGGCCACCTGGCCGGGCACCCCCTGGTGCTGGCCCCGGGCCCAGAGTGCAAATGCAGGACGCGAAAACCCCTGTACAGGTTTCGCATAAGTACTGTATATTTGTACAGCACACAGCATCCATAGGAGCTTCAGGTATGAGCATGACAACAACTGCCCAGGCGGACCCCTTCCCTTCACAAACGCCACTGGCCGGCCACGCCCCCGAGGTCCTTGCGGCAGGCTGCCTGCTCGTGATCGGCCGGCGCGCGCTGCATGAATACGGCGCGAGCAGGGGTGAGAACATGGCCCCGTTGATCGCATTGCTGCAGCAGGCTGTGGGCGCCTGGACAGCGGCCGGCGACTGCGACCGATCGGCCGTGCTGGAGGCGGCCGCGGCAGTGGATGCGCACCTGTTGCCCGACGACTTCCCCGCGACTCACTGATCGATAAAAAAGCAACCACAGTGGGTTGCTTTGTGCCATACAGCCCCGAGGTCTATGCCGCCAGGGCTTTTTTGCGTGTGGTTTTTCGCGGGGGCTTAGGCGCGCGCCCCAACGCCTCAAACATCCCGCTGGCGCTGGGTGGTGCCCAGCAGTCGTTCTCGGCCGACGGGCCCAGCGGGGCGATGATGCCCACCTGCTCCAGCTCTCGGCATATCTGCTGAATACGCCGCTCGCTGACGCGCTCGATGCGGCTGACCTCGCGGGTGCTGAACCCTCGGGATAGCATCGTGGCCACCCGCTGCCGGCGGCAGTCCTCGTCGTAGGAGACGATGCGCGGCACGGCCAGGTGATCCCCACCGAACTCCTGAGACAGGCGCTCCGCTGCGCTGCGCCCGATGAGCAGCACCAGCACCTGCCCCTCTTCCACTGTGGTGGGCACATAGAGGTTGTTGCCGTTGCCGTACCAAGCCGACAGGCGCAGCGTCGCGCTGAAGCCGATGACCGAGGCGATGTCGTCGAGAGTGGTGTTTTGTCGGTCCATGAGGTGTCTTTCAGAAAACGTCGGCGATATCGCGCAGGCCAATGCCGCGGCGGATGCGCACGCCCTTGGAGCCTTTGTCGGAAGGGAAGCGGGAGTCAAGGCGGCGGCCGAGCGCCTTGGATGAGCTGATGAAGCGGACCAGGCCGCGCCGGCGCGCGTAGGTCTCCCACGACTCCCACAGGTCCGAGACCTTGGTGTGCATGTTCTCGTCGATCTCGCAGCACTCTTCGATCCACTCGCCCAGCAGGTCCATATCCTTGCGGTAGTCGGCGCTGGCGGCCAGCACCTTGGCCGGCGGATTCAGGCCTGATTGGCGGTAGCGCATGCCGGCGCGCACGATCAGGGCCAGGATGCCGGGCAACTCGGCCTCCAGCTTCTCGCGCCGCTGATCGTCCTTGACGATGTGCGGGTCGTTGCGGAAGTCGCGTTCGAAGGGCAGCAGGCCCATGCGCCGCCAGATGCCGTTGTCGGTGCCCTTGATGATGGGCTTGTGGTTCGTGGGCATGTACACGGTCCACGTGGGCTCGATCTCGATCGAGTGCTTGGCTTGGATGCCGCGAGCCGTGATCGCGTCGCCGCCGGTCATGGCCTTGACAGCACCTTCCCGCAGCTCCCCGCCCTCGTCAGGCTCGTTGACGTACACGAACCGCGCGCCGCGCAGGCGCAGCAGGTCTTCCCGCGGCCCGCCAGCGTTCCCACCCATGGCGTCGCTGATGAACGAAGCGGCGTCGGCCGAGCGCGCGTAGCCGCCGAAGACCTTGCGCACCGCGTTGAAGATCGTGCTCTTGCCGTTGGCGCCGTTGCCGAAGGCGATGAACATCATGTCCTCCCGTGGCTGGCCCTGCAGCGCGTAGCCGAACGTGCGCGCCACGTACTCGACCATCTCCAGGTCGTCGAAGAACACATCGCGCAGGGTCTGTTCGAAGAGCGGGCACTTCGCCCCGGGGTTGTACTCGCAGCCCGCAGACAGGGTGATGCGCAGGTCGGGCGAGGCCGGCATCAGCGCGCCGGTGCGCAGGTCGACCACGCCGTTTTTGACGCCCAGCAGGTGCCTGTGCTTGTCCAGCTCCGAGGACGGCACGCAGACACGCGGGTCGCTCTCGGCCAGCTTGACCATGGCCGTCACCATGGCGGCGCGCTGGCTCAGGCTGCAGAAGGCGAAAAACTCGCCCGGGTCCGCATGGCTGGCGGCCTCGCTGGGCAGATCCTTGATGGTCTCCTTGGCGTAGTGGGCGACCTCGGTACTGCCGCCCATGGCCGTGCGCCAGTACACACCCGTCCAGACGTACCAGGTGGCCGTGTCCGGGCAGAACATCAGGCTGTCGCCGTAGCGCGCCAGCATGCGCTCGGTGTTGCCGAACTCGGTCAGTGGTGCGACGGCGGCAGCGGCCGGCGGGCGCTCCACCTTGATGAGTTTCTTGAACTCGGTCTTGTTGATGGCAAGGCCGAATTCCTTGGCGCGCCCGGCCACCAGGCTGTAGGCCTCGATTTCCAGGATGGGGAACTCGAGCAACAGCCGCGACACGTCCGGCATGACACGCGTCTGCAGCGTGAGCATGTCCGGGGCCTCCTTGAGCAGCCGCTGCATCTCGGCCAGCGCGCCGCGCATGCGCTCGTCGTTGCTCGCAGCCATCTGGTCCCGGCGCCAGGACAGCAGCCACCGGCCGGTGATGGGCGCGCCGCCGCGGTCTCGGCCGAAGGAGTCCCAGCGGCCTTCCACGTCCTTGCGGCCGGCGTAGCTGTCGCCCGTGGCGCTCCACTCGTCGGCCAGGTCCAGCGCGTCTTCGGAGCCGTCGAACTCGTGGTGCAGCGCCATCAGCGCATTCAGCCACTCGGCGCGCGACACACTGGCCTTGCAGTCGAACAGGTACTCGCGCGCCTGGTCCATGGTCCAGCCCAGCTTTTCCGGACCCAGGGCGGCCAGATTGGCCTCACCAGTGACTGTCAAGGCGCCGGGGTTTGGCAGAGGTCCTGTGTCGCCGAACCGCTGGGCGTACAGCTGCTGCACCCCCTGAGAGAGCGGCGCGACCGTGTCCTGCAGGCCCCACAACTGCGTGTCGGGCGTGGCCTCGCCAGTGACCGTCACGAAGCCGTTGTGGCCGAAGAACTCGATGTCGAAGAGGCCGTCGAGGCGTGCTGCGCCAGCCTGACCGCCGACGCGCTTGGACTTGTGGGCATTGTCTTTGCGGCTGGCCATGGCGCCCAGGTAGAAGGCGCGCAGCCCGGTGCCGGAGGGCGAGAACTCGGCGTATGTGTCCGAGATCAGGGCCTCGATGCGCGCATCGGTGATCTGGCCGCCGGACACACAGCCGTCGAAGTCCAGCGCGACGATGCCGCCGTTGGCGATGGGCGCGAAGCCCAGGCCTGTGTAGCCGCGCTCGCGAACGGCGTGCACTGCAGCGTCAAAGGTCGTGAGCTGGGCCAGGTCCTCGGCCGTGCCCTGCTCTCCGTTGCGGGGCGCGCCGTTGGCGTAGAACGGGACCTTGCGGGGTTTGGGCTCGTCGGGCTTCTTGACCAGGCGCCAAACGAGCCACTGCTTGCGCTGGCGCAGCACCTGGGGGATATCGGGAGGGGAGAAGGTCATGCAGGCTGGCTCGCGGGTTTCTTGGCAGAGCCGATGAAGGCGCAGCGCACAGGGTGGCCGATGTCCTCGGTGGCGCAGGCCGCCAACGCTTCCGTGACGGCGGCATAGTGCTCGGCCGTGGGAGCGTTGGTCTTGACGAGATCTTGAACCGCCTGCGCGAGCAGACGACGGGTGACGGGCGAAGACATAGGCTGGCGACCTGTTCTGCGAACACCCCGTGGGCAGGGACCGGGAAGTAGAGCGCCAGCCATGACCTCGCCGCAAAACGAGGACTTCGAGGCCCCTGCCCACGGGGTTCTGCGGATGCTGTGGATGTAGGCTGGCGTCGCTAAATTGTATATCGCATTTGCGAAATAACAAAAGAAAAGACCGACGGCTGTGCGTCGGTCTGTGGTTGGGAGCCCCTGGGCTTGCCAGGGCGGGGGATCAGGACTCAGGAAACAGCAATCGACTTACTTGCTGGACCTGCTCTGTGGTGAGGTGCGCCGGCGTCGCATGGAACATGCCGACCTGCCGGCGCAATTTCAGCCACGCATGATTCCGCTCTATCCCTGCCTCATACTCTCCTGCACTCAGATAGCACCGACCGTGATAGCCGCCTTCTTGCTTGAGCGTCACGATGTCAATGCGTCGTTCATTGCTCAGCGTCAGCCATTTGCGACCCACCTTTGTGATCGTGACTTCCGCCTTGTCGCGTCCAACCCAGAACAGCGTTTGGCCGACCTGGAATTTCTTGTCGCTCATCTCTCATCTCCTTGAGTGCCCCGGCTACGCGCCAGGCGGTTTGGTCCGGCAGAACAGCTCGTGATTCCACAGGACCCGAGGCATCAGGAATTTTTGGCCGCACTTGGCGCACTGCTGGTATCGGACGTACATGATCACCCCCGATCCACAGGGCACATGCTGGCCAGCGTGTCCATGGTGATGACGGCCGTTCCGTGGCGCTTGTGCATCTCAACCGAGGCGTCGGAGATACCCTTGGCGAGACGGGAGCGGCAAGCCCCGCGCTTGCACGTGGCGAGCTGGTAGAGATAGGCCGTGGTCGTGCCGGCAAGGACCGCAAAATCTGTTCGGCGCTCGTCCGTGCCCAGCTGGCGCAGCAGGGCCAGCAGCGGCGTCGATGGAGGGGGTAGAGGTTGTCGCATGCCAAGAATTGTCGCATTCATTTCGCATTTGCGCAATAACTCGCGCCAGCGTATAGCACATGCGATAAACGTAAGCCTAGCAACGATTCTATGCTCACATTTTTTACAGGGTTGGCTTGTAAAATACTTCGGTATTCGCTATCGTTGATGCGAATCACTTCAGGACACAGACCATGGATCTCACCAGCCTCCGTATCGCAAATGCACGCAAAGCAATGGAAGCCGTTGGCGGCGTGAACAAGGCGGCGGCAAAGATGGGCTACGCAAACGCAGCTTTTCTCAGCCAGATCTTCGGCCCCAACCCCACAAGATCGCCGACCGAGAAGACCATGCGCCGACTGGAAAAGGCCCTGGAGCTGGAGGAAGGATCGCTGGACAAGGAACCAGCGCCCGAATTGCCTGTGCAATCGGCTGTCGCCACGACGCAGATCGACCCCGGCCAGTTGGCCCAGGTGATCACGCTCGTCAACAGGCTGCTGGAAGAGGAAAAGGTTTCCCTGCCAACCGATCGTTTCGCCAATCTTGTGGCCGTGGCATACGACGAGGCTGCAGAACACGCCGGCCAGGCGCGCGAGAGCAAACTGCGCCAAGTCGTTCGCCTGCTGCGCTGATCAGCCGCCGCGCGGCAGGTGTCAACGCGAGACCGCATCTTTGGCCGCCACCGGCAGAGAATCCAGGACCTGGCAGCACTCAGCGCACACCTTGAAGGCCTTGAACGAACGAGCGCCCTCCCCGCTCTTCTCTTTTTCACAACGCAGGCAGTGAATAGTTTGCAACCGGCCCAGAGATTCCAGCCCGCTGGGTGCGCGGCCTTTCTTCGGGCTACGCATGGACGCCTCCCGGCCAGGCCACCAGGCCTTGCAGTTTGCGTGCACGGCATGCGGACGTGCGCTGCGCTCCGCTCATCTTCGGGCGCTTCACATCTTTCATCTGTCCCAGCTGGTAGCACGCGACCAGGTTGCGCCCGCCGTCGGCCGGCTGGTCCCAAGCGGCGATGAACACCTGTCCTGCGCGCCGCAGCTCGTCGACGTAGTGACCCACGGTCTGCGTGTGCAGGCCCGTGATCTCGGCCAGTTCGGCGCGTGAGTACGGCCCTTCGTGCAGGGCCTTGATGAGTTGGGCGTATGCGAAGGCGCCTACCTTTCCAGAGCGCTTCATGCTTTGGCCACTCCGCAGACGCCGTGGTCGATCAGCACCTGCTCCACTGCGCTGGCGGCATCCCAGGCTTGAGCGTGGGTCAGCCAGCCGGGCGAGCGCAAGGCATCCTTGATCGCGCTGGCAGGGGCTGGGGGCAACGTGCGCACCTGCTCGGCCATCAGTTCGCGCACCAGCGCGACCAGGGCGCCTCGCTGCCGTACGCGCGTCGCCTGCAGCGCTGCGTCACTCACTTGGCTACGGCCATGCCTCTTGGACACGTCCTGCAAGCGCCCCTCATGGGTGCGCAGCAGCTTCTCCAGCCGCTCTTGTTGCTCAGGTGTCATCGCCATTTCTCCATTGGTTTGCCCGGCGTCTCCCAGACGATGTCCATCGTCAGGCGCCAGGCCTCGTCGTTGTCGGCCCCTGCACGCAGCGCGCCGTGCACAGGAGCCATGGGGTTGCGCTCGCAACACGGGGGAGCCCGGCCGGTGCGCGTAGTGGTAGCCCCCGCAGGTGCAGACGGCGTGACTGTGGTCGGAGCAGTGCTTGATCAGCAGCACGAACGACGTGCGCCGCGTGCGGCATGCAGGGCAGCGGAAGCGGCGCGGCATCTCAACGAGCCCCTGCAACTGCGCGGCCGCGCGCGGCTCGCGTCTTGCGCATCTGCTCCGCAGGGGTGAGTGCGCGCCCAGGGCGCGGTGTGTCCGGCTGGCGACCCCAGGCGAACACCGGCACGAACAGCCGGCCGTTCTTGTCGGGGGCCCAGGCGGCCACGTGCAGATCAGCGCGATGCTTCTTGACCCAACGCGCCAGGCGCCGGGCGGCCATGCGGGTGGCCAGCTCCATGTCGGCGTACCCCATCGGCTTTTCTCGCAGCAGCTGCTGCAGCGCGAGGGACTGCTGTTGCGTGATGCGCTCAGCCACGGGTGCCCTCTGCGGCTTGTTGTGCGGCGACTGCTGCGCGCAGGCGCGCCACGCGCTCCGAAAACATCTTGCTCATGGCGGTGGCGTCTTCGAGGGAGGCCTGCCAAGTAAGCAGGGACCTTTCAGCCTCTTTCAGTTGCTGCTCACGCAGCTGCGCCACGGTGCGCGGCTTGAGGAAAGCGAACATCGCAGCCTCCTTGGTTGTGTTTGCGATGAGCGCACTTTAGCGTTGAATTTCGCTTTTCACAAAATCATGTCGCAAAAATCCACGAACTTGGCTTGGCTATTTCGCAAACGCGAAATGTCGTGCACAATGCAGGCTCCGCAAACGCAATTTCGCAAGTTTTTACGGAGCCAACCATGACCATCGAAGCGAAGATTGACGAGACCAACAACCTGCTACGCCAGCTGCTGGCCGCATACCAGTCCGGCCAGCAAGTCGCCGGCGAAACCGCAGCCACCGGCACCCGCAAGCGCCGCACCAAGGCAGAGATCGAGGCAGACGAAGCCGCTGCCGCCGCTGCTTCGGCCGGCACCCAAACCGCTCCTGTCGTCGATGGCGACCCGGCGGGCACGGTGTACTGGGCCAGCGACGCCCACAAGCTGGTGTTCGCACAGAAGCCCGGCGAGGCCGCGCCCCAGGGAAACGAGTTCTCGCAGGTGTCGAGCACCGACTACCTGGCCAAGAAGGAAGCGTTCGTCGCTGCGGAGAAAGCTGCAGCCACGCAACAGACCAGTGCCAGTACCGCGCCTTCTGCAACAGCCCAACAGGCCACTGCCTCGGCCGCGACTTCGGGCGCCGCTGAGCCCACCTGGGACGAAGTGGTCGCCGGCTTGAAGTCGCTGGCGCAGAACCCTGCGCACGGCGCCACTGCGGTGATGGCCACCGTCCAGAAGTTCAAGCCCGGCGCTGCCAACGTGCCCGCTCTCAAGGACCTGGGCCAGAACGCCGCAATCCTGGCCCACGTCAACGGCCTGTTGAATCCCGGCGCAGGCGCCGAGGTGGACCCGCTGTTCGGCTGATCGACAACCCCTCCAGCAAGCCCCTTCCATGAGGGGGTTTGTGAAGTAGCTGTCTCCCCACCACGCCCATGTCCAAGAAACACGCCCGCCTATCGCCATCCAGCGCAGACCGCTGGACCTCGTGCACGGCCAGCCCTGCGGCGCAGGACGGCATCCCGAACGAGAACAGCGACGCCTCGCGCGCCGGCACCACCTGCCACCAGGTGCAGGAGGAACTGCTGCTCAACCCCGACCGCGACCCGCAGGTCTACCTGGGCGCGAAGCTGGTTTTCTGGTCGCACCCCGAGAGCGACAGCAAGGGCGAGACCTGGAACGAAGAGTTCCATGCGGGCATGGCCGCAGAGGTTCAAGTCGAGGCCGAGGTCGAAGTCACTCAGGAAATGGTCGACGCGGTCGTTTCGGCCGTGACCTTCATCCGTGAGCAGCACCAGCTGCTGGGCGGCGAATTGCTGGTCGAGCAGCGTGTGCCCATCGGCCAGTTCACTGGAGAGGAAGACGCCTACGGCAGCGCCGACGTGATCCTGCTGGGGTCCGACTGGCTCCATGTCATGGACTCGAAGTTTGGCCGCAAGCGTGTCCACGCCAGCAAGGTGATCCGCCACGAGTCCGTGGACTTCATCACCGGCGAGATCCTGCCGCTGCTGCAGGGCCCCAACCTGCAGATGGCCGGCTACGCCCTCGGCGCGGTGCATGCGCACGATCTCTTCGGCGAGGTCAAGACGGTCACGATGACCATCGTGCAGCCGTTCATCGGCCACACCGACAGCTTCACCTGCACCATCGACGAGCTGCGCGAGGTCGAAAAATTCCTGGCCGCCAAGGCCGAAGAGACCCGCACCGCGCCGCGCTTCGTCCCCGACTACGACAACTGCTTTTTCTGCCGGGCCAAAGGCAACTGCTACGCGCAGACCTCGAAAGCCCTGGGCACGGTCTTTGACGGCTTCGGCGAGGCAGACAGCGGCATCTTGCGCCGGCCCGACCCGCTCAAGCTGGGCTCTCAATACGCCCTGGTGCCGTTCGTCCAGCAGTGGGCCAAGGATGTCGAAGAGGCGACCTACCGCGCGCTGCAGAACGGCGAGCCGGTGGTGCGCAACGACGGCGTGCCCTACAAGCTCGTGCCCGGCCGCGCCGCCAAGCGCACCTGGCGTGACGAAGAGGCCGCCGCCGCTGTCCTGCATGCCGCGCGCATCCCGCGCGACCGCATGTACCTCTTCCAGCTCATCAGCCCGGCAATGGCCGAGGCGATGTCCAAACAAAAACGGCCCCCTAAAGGCCACCCCCCGCAGCCTGCAGAGCTTCCACCCAGCAAGTGGAAAGACCTGCAGCCGCTGATCGCCCAGGGCGAGTCTGCACCGCAGATCGCCTTGGCTACAGACCCGCGACCGGCACTGTGCAAAGCAGACGGTTTCGAGGACGCGCCCACGTCTATTGACCCTATGGCGGCTTTGTTCGGCGAGTGATTGCCGAGCGCCATCGATACGCAAAAAGCCAACTCGTAAATCTTAAAGATCGGAAATCAAAATGGCATCGAACTTCGCATCCAGCAAGCCTGTAATCCTGAAAAACGTGCGTCTGCAGTGGGCCGACATCTTCCAGGCGGCGGCCGGCGAGATCAACGGCAAGAAGACCGAACCCAAGTTCAAGGCGGTCGTGTTGATGGAGCCGAACAGCCCGGCCTTCGTCACCGCCAAGGACGCGCTGATCGAAGCCGCACGGGCACTGTGGGGCGCCAACGCAGAGACGGTCGTGGCGAACATTTCGTCGAACTCGAAGGCCCTGCGCAGCGGCAACGGCAAGCTCATGGACGACGGCTCCGTGAATCCCCAGTTCAAGGACCTGTTCTTCGTCTCCTGCAGCAACAAGTCACGCCCCCAGGTGGTCGCACCGAAGCTGCTCGACGGCAAGTTCGTGACCATCACCGAGGACGGTCGCGGCATGGTCAACGGCATCGACGTGACGGACCAACTGGGCTACGTGCTCAAGGCGCCCTATCGCGGCTGCTACGTCAACCTGAAGGTGCAGTTTGTCGCGGGCAAGGCCTTCAAGGCAACCAGCGGCGAAATGATCCCCAACCAGGTCTATGCAAAGTTGGAGGCCATCCAGTTCGTGCGCGATGGCGAGCCCTTCGGTGCAGGCCCCACTTCCGCAGAAGGCTTCGGCGAAGAAGAGGTCACGCAAGAGACCGTCGACGCCAACGCCCTGTTCGCGTAATCCGCGCGCACTCCATGAAACAAGCCCTCTGCCGCTGGCAGGGGGTTTTTCAAAAAGGAACTGGAAATGAACAGCGAAGAGTTGGCGCAGTTGCGTCTGCAATATCACGACCTGGGCGAGCGCATCAAGGTCGGCGAGGCCATGGCCAAGAAAGAAGCGCTCCAGAACGCCAAAGATTCAATGACCGCTGCCGGCCTCACTGATGCCGAGATCGCGGCGCATTTCAGCAAGGTCCGCAAGCCCTCCAGCGTCAGCGGAACGAAGGTGCCCGTCAAATACCGCGACCGTGCAACGAACTCCACCTGGACGGGCCGCGGCAAAGCACCCACGTGGTTCAGCCAAAAGCGCTTGCATGGCGGCGATATCGAGCAACTTCGCTGACCGGAGGCTGGTATGAAACCCATCACCCGCAACCTCTTCACATACCAAGCTGACATCTTGGCAACCGCAGCGGAATTGGACTCGCGTCTGCCGCATTTTACGGACCCCGGACAGCATGAACGCAGCTCTTTCGGCTTCATACCTGTCGTTCCTGACAGCGAATCTCGAGTACTGCAGTTCACCGGCGGCTGGGCGCTTTGCTACCGCGAAGACAAGAAACTGCTGCCCAGCGCTACTGTACGCAAGGCGGTAGACGAAAAGGCGCAAGCCATCACCGTAGCGACCGGACGCAGGCCCGGAAAAAAAAGAACGCAACGAGATCAAAGCAGATGTGATCTACGAATTGCTGGCCCAGGCCTTTGTCAACTCGAAATTGACATACGTCATTTACTCAACACGCACCAATCGATTATTCGTCAACACCAGCGCCCAAAAAACTTCGGATGCCGTGGTGAGCGCTTTGGTCCACGCGCTCGAATCAGTGAAGACTTCGACTGTTCACGTGAGCGAACCTGCCATGGGTTTGACGCAGCGCTTGCTCAACTGGCTCGACGACAAAGACGACGAAGAGTGTTTCGGCAGCTTCTACCCGTGCGACGAAATCGTTCTTGGGAACCGCGGTCGAAAGTGGTCTGTCAAGGTCGAACGCTTGCGTGAAGCGGAGCCGACCATGCGAAACGCCATCGACAAGGGTGCCAAGGTGGATTCCATGCGCTTCCAAACCGAGGACGAAGTGGCGTTTCGCATAGACCAGTCCTTGCGGTTGAAGGGGGTGAAACACCGAGCGGCGCCCGAGGATTCCATCAACGACGACGCTCCCGACGCAAGCCATGTCTGGCACGCGCAGTTGACCCTGGAGGTGGCCGCCCTGGACGCAATCATGGACGAGCTGTTGGATCTTCTGAGTCCTGAAAAAGCCCAAGGCAGCAAGGCTACAGACCCGCTTGCGGACCTGTTCGGCTGACCACTGCCTTTCGCCAGCGGCCTGCTCGCGCGGGCTGCTGCCAAAACGCAAGGGAGCAAAAAGTGATCAATCAGACGGACCGCAAATTCCTCGCCACAGCCGAAGCCATCGGGCAAATCTGGAGCAAGGACCCTTCCACGCGCGTCGGCGCCGTCGCCGTGGGCAACACCAAGAACCAGGTGGCCTTCGGCTACAACGGCCTGCCGCCGGGCATCGCAGACACCGACGAGCGCCTGCAAAACCGAGACCTGAAGCTGTCGCTCACGCTGCACGCCGAAGAGAACGCCCTGGCCAACGCCTCGTTCGTCGTGCGCACCGTGTATGTCACCCACCACCCATGCGCCGGTTGCGCCCTGCGCATTCTGGCCAAGCGCAGCGTGCGCCGGGTGGTCTACATCGTCCGGCCGGACTTTGACGCCCGTTGGGCAGCCAGCTTGACCGAGGCTCGCATGCTGTTCGAAGAGGCCGGCGTGCAGATCGAGGGTTGCGAGCTGTGACCGCCCCCCTCTGGCTCGACCGCGAAACCTGGTCCGAGCGTGATCTAAAAGAGGTCGGCACGGCGCGGTATGCCGAGGTGGCCGAAGACCTGCTGTTTGCCTATGCCATCGGCGACGGGCCGGCGCGCGTCTGGGATTGCACGGCGGAAGAGATGCACGACGAGCTGTTCTACGCCATGGAGGACAAGGACAGCGAGGCCTGGGCCCACAACGCATTTTTCGACCGGACGATCCACAACGGCCCCGCGCAGGCGCATCTGCCGCGCATCGCGGACGAGCGCTGGCGGTGCAGCATGGCGATGGCGCTGTCGCACGCCCTGCCCGGCGGCCTCGCCGATCTGTGCCGGGTGCTGAAGGTCCCAGCGGACATGGCGAAGCTGGCCGACGGCAAGAAGCTGGTGCGCCTGTTCACCCAACCCCAACCAGACAATCGCAAGATCCGACGCGCCACGCGCCTGACGCATCCGGCCGAGTGGGAGCGCTTCAAGCAGTACGCCGCCAACGACATCACCGCCATGCGCGAGTGCGTGCGCCGCATGCCCGTCTGGAACTGGGACGCCTCTGCCATCGCCGAGTGGCACCTGGACCAGCGGATCAACCAGCGCGGGTTCCAGGTGGACCAGGCGCTGACACGCGCTGGCGCGCGGGCGGCCGTAGAAGAGAAGGCGCGCATTGCCACGCGCTTCGCGCAACTGTCCGGCGGGCAGTTCACGCCGGGCCAGCGCGAGAAATTCCGGGTGTACCTCGGGCAGCGCCTGGGCTACGAACTCGACAACACCCAGGCCGGCACCTTCCAGGTGATGCTGCGCGACGAGGGCCTGCCGGCCGACGTGCGCGAGATGATGGAGCTGGCCATTGCCAGCAACAAGACGAGCACAGCGAAATACGCCGCCCTGGACCCCGCCGTGTCGCCTGACGGGCGCTTCCGTGGCGGCCTGCAGTTCGCCGGCGCCAGCCGCACGCGACGCTGGGCAGGCCGACTCTTCCAGCCCCAGAACCTGCCGTCCCGAGGCCTGCCCTCGGCCGAGGTGATCGAGGACTATATCGAGCACCTGAAGATGGGCACGCACGCCCTGTTCTTCGACAACCTGATGCTGCTGGGCGCCGCTGCGCTGCGTGGCTGCGTGGTGGCCGCGCCCGGCAAGAAACTCGTCGTGGCGGACCTGTCGAACATCGAGGGCCGGGTGCTGGCCTGGATCGCGCGGGAGGAATGGAAGCTCAAAGCCTTCCGCGAGTATGACGCTGGCACAGGGCCGGATCTCTACAACATCACAGCGGTGAGCATCATCGGCGGCGACCCGTGGAACGTCGAGAAGAAAAACCGAAACGCTTTCGGCAAGGTCCCCGACCTGGCCTCCGGCTACCAGGGGGGGCGTGGCTGGATACCAGACGTTCGCGCGCAGCTACGGCCTGAAGATGGCCGACTTCTGGGACACCATCCAGCAGATGGTGCCGGCCCAGCACGTCGCCAAGGCATGGGAGAACCTGGCCTCCTGGGGCCACCCCCAACTGGAGTCCCTGGAGATCGACGAAATCGAGTGGGTGGCCAGCGAGACATGCAAGCTCGCCTGGCGCGCGCGGCACCCGGCCACCAGCAAGTTCTGGTACGCCCTGGGCGGCGCGGCCAAGGACGCTATCCGCAACCCAGGCTCCGTTTTCACCGCCGGGCCCTTCATCAAGCTGCGCACCGTCTCGCATCGCGGTCAAAAGTGGCTGGTTGTGCGCCTGCCCAGCGGCCGGTTCCTGACGTACTTCGAGCCACACATTGTCGGCCAGGGGCGTGACGAGGCCATCGCATATTGGGGCGAGGCGTCCGAGGAAGGCAAGACCACGCGCCAGTGGGTGCGCGTCTTTACCCACGGGGGCAAGATGACCGGCAACTGCTGCCAGACCATCGCACGCGACATCCTGGCGCCCTCCATGGCCGTCGCCGAGAACCGCGGCTACCTGCCGGTGCTGTCGGTGCACGACGAGGCCTTGACCGAGGTGCCCGACACCGACGAATTCACGGCTGCCGGGCTGGTCCAGATCCTGGCCACCAACCCCGCTTGGGCGCCAGATCTGCCACTGGCCGCAGCGGGCTTCGAGGCATACCGCTACAAAAAAGACTGATGCTCCACAGCCCCGCAAGGGGCTTTCTTTTTTGCGATATTTCATTTAGCATTTGCGTTATAAATTTCGCAACCAAGGAGCACCGCATGCCCGTCACCACCCCCATCACAGCCAACAGCCTGGATATCACGAAGGAACGAGTCAAAGAATGGAGCGCCTGCGCCGGCGGCTACCGTTGGTTCCTTGAGCAGTTCCCCCAAGGCGGCCAGTTTGTACCCGTCTACCGCGCGCTGCGTGCAGCAGGCCGGGCTGACGACGCAAACTGGCTGGTCGGAAAGATCAGCCCGGAGCTGGACCCGGTACTGCGTGTCGCACAGATCGCCCAGGTGGTCGGAGCGGATCGCGAATGGGTGGCAGAGCAGGTGCAAGAAGTGATCAAGGCTGCCGACAAAGATGTCGCCACTGGCAACTACGGCCACGCCGCAGCCACTGGCAACTACGGCCACGCCGCAGCCACTGGCAACTACGGCCACGCCGCAGCCACTGGCTACAAGGGCCACGCCGCAGCCACTGGCGACGAGGGCCACGCCGCAGCCACTGGTGAACACGCAATTGCAGCCGCCCTAGGTACAGCATCGAAAGCGATGGCCGGTGAAAAGGGCGCGATCGTGCTGGCCCATTTCAACGACGAAGGCGAGCTGATTCACGTCCGCGCGTCGAAGGTGGGCGAGAACGGTGTGGCGGCCGGCAAGTGGTATCTGCTGGATGCCGACGGCCAATTCGTGGAGTGCGAAGAATGACCTATCCCGATCTCGACTCCCTCGTCCAGCGCGCCAACCGGCAACTGGACGGGATGACCATTAACCACGACCAGTTCTCGCGAGACGCCATCGCATTGGCCGGCGAGCTGCAACGCTGGCGCGAAGCTCACGCCCGTTTGGAAGCAACCCGCCCTGTCGGGCAGGGCCACCCATTCGATGGCATCTTCGGGGATCTGTTCAAGGGCCAGGCGCGATGATTCAATTCTTCGACCTGATGATCGACACCGAGACGATGGGGCGGCCGCCGGCCGGTGCGCTGCTGTCGATCGGCGCTGTCTTCTTTGACCTGCACACCCAGACCCTGGGGCCTACGTTCAACCGCACGATCAACCTCGCCTCCAGCGTCAAGCACGGCGGCACCATCGACGCAGGGACTGTGCTCTGGTGGCTTCGCCAGGGCGACGAGGCCCGCAAGGCGGTTGCCTACGGCGGCGAACCTATTGATCTGGTACTCGCAGACTTTGCCGCCTGGATCGCGCAGACCTGCCGCCATGACGACGTGCGCCCCTGGGGCAACTCATCGACGTTCGATCTGACCATCGTGGGCGGGGCCTTCCAACGCCTGGGCCTGAAGGCTCCTTGGTATTTCACCAACGAGCGCGACTTCCGCACCGTGCGCAATATGTTCCCGCACATTGAATATGACCCGGGCGAAAAGGGTACTGGCGCGCACAACGCCCTGGCTGACGCGCAATTCCAAGTTGCGCATCTCTTCAAAATCAAGAACCGCAATAACGATGAGTAGCCCGACCATACCTCTTGTCGGTAGGTCTACCGTTCGCTCGGTGTCCTGCCCTGAATGCGGAGCCATCCCGGAGAGCAAGTGTTTGGGACACAACGGCAAACCGCGAACCAGTTGCCACGCAGATCGCTGGATCGCCTATCGGCAACAAGCCTCAGCGGCACTTGTCCAACGTTCCTCGACTACAACGCACTGAATCCTGTATGCCCCGTGAATCCGCCATCGAGCGCGCTGACCGCAAAAACCACAAGTCTGCGGGCCACCTGCTGCTGAAGTTTGTCAGTCCAGGTCGAAACGGGATGCCCGATGACATTCTGCTGAAGCCTATTCCACCAGAGCACCAAGAACTCGTAGCCCGTTATTTCCGCTTCATTGAATACAAGAAGCCGAAAGCGACGCCGCGAGCCGACCAATTGCGCCGCCATGCCGAATTGCGCGCATTGGGTTTTACCGTCGACGTGATCGACAGCCAATCAACATAAGGACACAACAACTATGCCTCTTATTCAAGTTAGAAATACCAACGACTCGGGCACGACAACTATTCAATCGGACCTGATTGAAAAAATGGAGTGGGTGGGCCGCGCATGGCCTCCCTATACCGCGATCACGATATCCGGCAAAGTCATGACTTCAGCCGAAAGCCCCGAGGAAATCCAATCGAAAATCCGCGCAGCTAACACCCTGTCCCCAACGGCACAGTCGAAGGCCGACATCCTGGCCCGCTACGCTGCGGCATTCGAGCTTTGGGAAGACGAGTTTCGCGCCGACCCCAGCACCTTCTTGACGGCGGAAGAGATCGCCGCCATGGAAGTCGCGCCGCTGGCAGTACAGCGCGCCATGACTTTCGTGGGCTACCTGCGCGCCGGCGGGCAGGAGGTCTGACCCATGCCCACCCTTCCACCAAACTCGGACGAGCGCGACGCCGCGCTGCGCGAACTCGCCACAGCCCTGTCGGCCACGGCCGCCGGCCATCCGCTGGATATCTCGATCGGTGCAGCTGCCACCTTCATCGTCAGCCAGGTTGAAGCCGTCGGCGATCCTGACCTCTTCGCATACGCTGCGCGGACACTGCGCCGGGTCGCCGACATCCTGCAGCCGCAATGGGCTGCTACGGCCGACCGGATGCCGCCAGACGAGACACCCGTGCTCATCATGCTCAACGGCAAGGTGCGGATCGGTGAACTGCGCTGGGATCACCCAGGACACGAAGATTCGTACCGCTCATACCGGTACTGGGACGACCCGAACGACGACGGCCAGGGGTGGGAGTTCGCAGATATCACCCACTGGGCGCCGATGCTCACGCCCCCGGCCGAATGACGAAGCGCTACAGCCCCCGCCCTTGGCAGCCCGAGATGTCTCAACACATGGTGCGGCACCCACGTTGCAACGTGTTCTCGGGGTGCGGCACTGGTAAGACTGCAGCGACCCTGGAGGCCCTGGCCATCCTGCTTCTGTTCGGGGTCGTCCGGCGCATCCTGATCATCGGCCCGAAGCGCGTGGCGCGCGACACCTGGCGTAACGCCATCCACGGTTTCGGCCAGTCCTTCGGCTGGATGACCATCGCTGTTGCCATCGGCGACGAGAAAAAGCGGCGCGCGGCCATCCAGGCCGGCTGCCACATCACCGCGATCAATTTCGACAACCTCGACTGGCTGGTCGACAACTACGGCCCAGACTGGCCGTTCGATATGGTGGTCGTGGACGAGTCCACCAAGCTGCGCGGCCTGCGCGTCTCCATCCAGACGCACAAGAAGTCCGGCAAAAAATGGCTGGCCGGCCAGGGTGCCAGTCGGGCGAAGGCGCTGGCGCGCGTGGCGCACACCCGCGTGCAACGCTGGGTGAACCTCACCGGCACGCCGGCCCTGGCCGGCCTGGAAGCGCTCTGGGGGCCCACGTGGTTCCTCGACGCTGGCCACCGCCTGGGCAACTCGTTCACTGCCTTCTCACACCGCTGGTTCCGTTCGGTGCCCGGCTCAGACCCGCAAAAGCAGGTGATCGAGCCCATGCCGTTCGCCGAGGACCAGATCCGCAACGCCATCCGCGACATCACCCTGGTGGTGGATATCAAGGATTACGTCGACGTGGGCGAGCCGCAGGAGAACGTGATCTACGTGGACCTGCCAGCGCCAGCCCAACGGCAGTACGACGAGATGGCGCGCGACCTGGCCACCGAGATCGAGGGCCAGGTGATCGAGGCGTTTTCGGCCGGCACGAAGAGCCAGAAACTGCTGCAGATCGCCAGCGGCGCAGCCTACACAGACGATCAAGGCGCGTGGGCCCTGGTGCACGACGAGAAGATCGAAGCGCTGAAGTCCGTCGTAGAGGAAGCCCTGGGCATGCCGCTCTTGGTCTTCTACCACTTCAAAAGCGACCTCGCCCGAATTCGCAAGGCCTTCCCCAAGGCGCGCACGCTCGACGACAAGGGCGCCAAAGAGGACTTCGAGTCCGGGCACCTGCAGATGCTGGTCGTGCACCCGGCCAGCGCCGGCCACGGCGTTGACGGCCTGCAGCACGGCACCTGCCAGTGCGTTTTCTTCTCGACCAACTGGTCCGCCGAGAACGACGCCCAGGCGATCGAACGCATCGGGCCCACGCGCCAGATGCAGTCCGGGTACGACCGCCCGGTCACAGTCCACCGGATCGTGGCGCGCGACACCGTGGAAGAGTCCGCGATGTACCGGCTGCGCAGCCGGGTGTCGGTCGATGAGGCGTTGCGACAAGGTTTGAAGAAATATCGCAAAACTTAGCGAAATACTTTCGCATTTCGCTTTGTTTTGCTAAACTGAATTTCGCATTCAACAAAGGAGGTGCGAAATGGCAGTTCAAGGCATAGAGCTGGCGGTTGGCCAGCGGTGGCTGACTCGAAGCGGTCGGGTCTGCAGTGTTCTAAGTGAGATCCCTGGCAAGCGCAACCACTACCACTGGGAGGTAAAAGGCCTCGATGGTGTGTGGGCCGTAACCCATGAGGGCTTTCAGGGCGTCGATGGAGCACCCCGCAATGGAGACCTCATCGAACTCGTAGCCCAGGCCGCTCCTGCGCCAGTGCCTGACGGCGTAGACCTTCCGATCGAGAGCATCGAGCTGGCAGCAGCGGATCTGCCGAACCGGGCGCCCGACATCCTGGAGGCTGCGGCCGGCCACATGCGCGATCGCGCGGCGACGTTCGACAAGCCCGAAGGCGAACGGTCAATGGCCCAGACCGTGGCCATCTTCAACCAGTTCCACGGCACCGGCATGACGGAGGCCCAGGGGTGGCATTTCATGCAGATCCTGAAGGACGTGCGCCTCTTCACGCGCGACGGCTACCACCAGGACAGCGGCGAAGACTGCGTGGCCTATGCGGCTTTGAAGTGCGAGGCCAAGGCCCGTGAAGGCGGTGCCGCATGCTGATCGCCGCTTTTGCCATTCTCGGCGGCGTTGCGCTGCTGTTCGCTGGCTACCTAGCCGGCTTGGCCCGGGGCTCATCCGCTGGCCGCGACACCCAACTGCTCGACTTCCTGGAGGCCGGCGGTTACTCCCTGCAGTGCCTGCGCGGTACGAATGGCGATGACGACGCCTGGGCTGTGACCGACGGCGCTAACGGGGTGATCGGCTTTCCGGGGTACGACTTGCGCGAGGCCGTGGAAGCGGCGACGGGGAACGGCGATGAGAACTGATCCCCGTAAAGGCTGTGCCAACGAGACCGAGTTGTGGTTGTGGGCCGCCAACGGCCTGTGCCACTGGTGCGACGAGCCTGTCGCCACTGGTCTGCGCTACTGCGACGCAGACTGCCGTGATGACCACGCCCGGGCGCAGCGGGCAAAGGGAGTGGCGCAATGACGCAAGAAACCAAAGTGCCGGGCATGGCTGTGACGGCCCTCGCCGGAGAGATTGTGGAAGCGCTCCTGGCCGACGAGAAAGACGGCGGGTATGACCTGACTGCAGGTCTTTTCGGGCCGAGCTTTTCCGCTTTGGTTCGGCGCTGGGCCGCAGCGGAGTGGTCCGGGATCACCAATGCGCGCGAAATCAGCGACGAGGCGATCCAGGAGGCTGCGCTGGCGGCCGGCGCGGCCAAGTTCTACCCGGACGCCCAATCCAAGAAGCCGTGGAGCGAGGAAGCCTTCTTGGTCTCTGGCGGCTTTCTGCAGCGGTTTGTGAAAGCGATCTGCGCAAATTTTCCGGCGGATGTCGAGACGATCAAGAAGGCTGCCCGCTGGCAACCATCCGCGCCACTCGACAGCTGCACAGACCCCTACAACTGCGCCCGTTGCAAAGCACACCCTGCGCACCGACAAGGGCTGCATCACGCAGGTATTTCCAGTTCATCCCGCAGGGAGGACAGCGAATCATGAAAGCCGCACTTACCTACTGGGGAGTCGCATTCTTCGCCGCCTGCCTGCTATTCAGTGGCGTCTCTACGCTCAGAGACATGCAGTGCCACGCCCGTTGGGCAAATTCCGGCTTCAAGGCGTCCTACTCCATCAGTACCGGGTGCCTCGTTCAAAAACCCAACGGTCACTGGATTCCAGAGTCGGCAGTGCGGGAAACGGGAGTGTTGACATGACGAAACGCATCAATTTGCTGGATGACGACGGCGAGAACCGAGCGGTTCGTATGTTCCTCGCAGCCTACGGGGCTCCGGGCCTGACCGTGGTGCGCATGCGAGAACACATGGAAGCCGCCGGCTGGCCCCAGGTGCCGGAATGGGCCACCAAGCCCGAGGCACAGGGGCACCTCACCAAGGCCGGCGCACAGTCCTGGCTTCGCCACCTGTTCGCGTTGGAAACCCCCTATGTCGTGTTGCCCCCTCTATCGGAGGCCGACGAAGCGAAGCTGCTGGATGCACTGAAGAACTCGCAGCCCACAGGCATTGAGTCGCTGCCTGCCATCGACCTTCGCCCGCACCTCGCATGGGCGCTCAAGCGCATCAGCACATCCCTCGGCGAAGGCGAGCACTTCGCTGCCGCCCAGCAAGCCCTGGACGCCGCCCAACACAACACCCCGGAGTAATCACCATGACGCTGTACGCCGACGACAACGCCGTATCCCTGCTTTCCATGGCCATGACCACGAAGCTGCGCAAGATGCGCGCCAAGGGCCGGGCCGGCTGGGATTCTGAAAGCTGCACACAGCAGCACCTCTCCAACCTCCTGCGCGCGGCCGTGGAGAAAGGCGACACGGTGGACGTTGCCAACTACTGCGCCTTCTTGCTGGCCCGTGACGAAAGCATTCTCCCCCGGCGAACAGCCGAAGCCGGTGGCTGGATGGAGCAGCTGGGATTCGAGGTGCGACAGCACGATGACATGCTGCGGATCGTCGTAGACGACTGCGGCAACGAGCGCGAGTCCACGCTGACCGAGCGCGTGCTGTGGGATATGCTTATGGCCGCGAACGCCGAGTTCGTCTCAGCGCCCCGGGCGCCTGCAGAAACCGATAGGCACCACGAAGCTGTTCTGCGCCTTGAGGCAACGCAGGCTGCGTTGCAAGCCGTCATCGATGCCGTGCTCCCAGCGAACCTGCGTACACCGGGAGCGATGGACCGCATGGACGCCCCGTGGCCTGAAGCGGCTCGCGCCCTGTGGGGTGCGCGGCAGGACTGCGCTGCTGCCGGCGCCGCCGTATGA